CCTGGTACCCTTCCCTAGTTTGGGCCTTGCAATGTATCATTAGTATGTCCACGGGACCCCAGAAGAGTCCCTACACTTAATATCATTGGAATCAAGAAATCCGTTTTTCATGGTTCGGTATACCCTATACAAAAGTTACAAGTAAACAAAGCATTCTCAACATAATTTTCACAAAACATACAATGCTCTAGAGGACCGCCATATTCTTCTTCTTCTGATTCATTATCAGAATCATATTCAATTACATGTTTAATTTCAGATTCATCAAGAACAAGAAGTTTTCCTATCATTTCATAAAGTTCTTCAAGTTCAGTATCAGTATCATTCTTTTTCTTTAAAGCAGGTTGCTCTACTACCATTTCATCTTCGTCTTCACGAGTACGTTTTGTCGCCATGATAACTTACATAAAGTTCAATAAATTAAATCCATTTTTAATATAATATGACTGCTAATGAATTTTTTAAGAGGGCAACCGCTCATAATTTAAAACCAAATATAATAAATCCAGATAGTAATTTCGTTGTAGTAACATATTGGTGGGGAAGAGGAAATTTAAATAAGAATACTCAAAGACCTTGTCCTGAAGATAGAGAAGATCTAATTCAATGGGAAGGTATTAAAGAATATATGCTTAAAGATTTACGTAAAAAGAATCCCAGTGCAACAGAAGCAGATTTAGATCCTAATGATATTTCAGAAGAACTTAAAGCAGTAGCAAAAGCTTATAAAATTCAATGGAAAGAACCAATGAAATATGAAAAGATGATTGATAAATGGGATAAAGCGTGTGCAAAACATAAATGTAATTATTTATCAGAAGAATATCCTGAATTTGCAGTTAAAGGAGGATATCAACACGCTATAAATTTCAAACCTTATTTTATAAATTTAGCATTAAAATCATGTTATCCTAGAGGAGTTTTATATATTGATGGAGATATGTTAATTAAAAAGTATCCAACTATTTTTGATACACCAGAAATTGATTTTATGGCAAGAGGATGGAATACTGATCCAAGAGTAGCTCCATGGGGCGATCCTTGTTTTGACCCATATACATTTGAAACATCAGGTGGAACTATGTTTTTTGGAAATACTTATTATGGTAGATCATTATTAGATTATTGGGAAAAGGCAGTATTACAACATCCAGGTAAAGCAGATGATCGTGTTTTATCATTAACTATAATGAAAAATCATTTATTAAGTAAATTATCAATGATTCAAGTTCCTATGGAATATTTATGGATGACTTTAGATTATGATGTAATTTTTAAGAAATATCCTAATGATGTAAATCAAAGTGGAATAACAATAACACATCCTGAATGTTTAACTGGTGAAGAACGAGCAGAAAAGGATAGTAATATAGTAAGTAAATCAAAGGTGAATGCAAGATTACCTCAAGGATATGCAAGAGCAGTTGAAAATCAAATAAAATGTAGATCAGAAGAAGTTGTATATGAATATATACATTTTGATTCAATAAAAGATATTGGTAATTTTAAATATTATTTAGATTGGTTACAGAGACATAAAGTTATTGATGTTATTAGTTATTCAAAGAGATATGGTAAACATAATTTAAAAGCGCAAGAGAATTTAAAATTTTTAGAACAAATTAAATTACAAGTTAAAAATGAAGTTGTAGTTATAACGCAACAAGATATTGATTCTATATCTGTACATAAAGTTTCATCAGAACGAGAATTAGTTCCTACTGTTCTAAAATATTTATTAAATAAACAACATGTAGTATATGTTCCTAAATCTACAAGAAGTGTTAGAAATGTTTTAGGTAAAGCAGTAGAAGAACATCTTGATTTTGTAAGTAAAAACTTATCTAATTCAAAAGATAGAATTAAGAAAGAATATTTATTGGAATTAGATAGTAACTATCCTATTTATTTTGGACCGAATAATAAAGTATTAAGACATCTTTTATTAATGAGTAATTCTATGAGTGATTTACAAAATGTATTTAATGAATCGTATATGTTTTTAACTCGTATTCATTGTGGTTGGTTATAAACGGATTAAACATACTAATTATAATGGAAGATCTATTCCCTTTAAAAGAAGGTATAGATTATTCAAAGTTAAAGATTACAGAAGAAGGTAGATTTAGTATAACTAAACGAAGAGATGCTGATCGAATAATGAATATTATGAAATCTTTAATAAAAAACTCAAATACAAAAACAATAACAGATTTAACAGGATGTTGTGGTGGAGATACAATAAATTTTGCTTTACATTTTCAAAAGGTCCATAGTATTGAAAAGAATAAAGATAATTTTGAAGCGTTGAAAAATAATATTGAAATTTATAAGTTGAAGAATGTTCACATATATAATGAAGATGCAATAACTTTCTTTGATTGGTATTCAACTATTTTATACATTGATCCACCATGGGGAGGACCTGATTATAAACAGAAAGAAAAGATAGATATATTTTTATCAGATAAACGATTAGATCTTTGGTTAGAAGAAATCCTTTTAAGAAAAGTTAAACCTTCTCATATATTTTTAAAACTTCCTTCAAATTATAATTTTGATAGAATTAATAAATTACCAAATAGAATTTCAACTAAAGCACATCAAATAAGAAGTTATATTTTAGTTTATATTGAAGTATATATTAAAAACGGACTTGATAATAATTTAAATTAGTAATTTTAGGATGGATTGGAATGGAGATACAGAGTTATCAAGAGCATGTAAATCTGGAAACAAAGAACTTGTTATTGAATTGATAGAAAAAGGAGAAGAAATAAATACTATAAATGTAAAGAGATATACACCATTACATCAAAGTATTGAATATGGACATATAGATATTATGCATGAACTTATTAAAAGAGGAGCAGAAATTGAACCAAAATTATTAATTGATTTTACACCATTACATTTAGCTTGTCAGAACAATAATATAGAAATAGTTCATGAACTTATTAAATATGGAGCATTAGTTAATGGAAAACAATTTAGAAATGTTCCTTCATGTTTATGGGTAGCGTGTTATCGTGGACATACAGAATTAGTTAAAATATTACTTTCATATGGAGCAGATAAAAATTTTAAAGATAGTAAGAAAAAAACAGCACTTGATATAGCAAAAGAAAAAGGTTATACTGAAATTATAGAAATTCTATCTAAACAATGAAAAACGGATTTCTTGGTTCCATATTTTTAGATGGTACGGCGCACAAACAAGGAACAAGCACTCAAGCAGCACTTACAACATGAGCAAGCAGCACACGAGCATTGTTACGGTCAAGCTTCTCCCCGGCGAGTTTCGGACGGACTTCGAAGGGGAGGACATTGGGTTCTCCATGACGGAGGAGCGCGCAGAGGAGTTATTGAACATTCTGCACGCTTCGTTTGAGACGGCGAACCACAAGGAACTTTCCGAGAAATCAGCGGAGTACAAAAAGCGGATTGCCGACAACAAGGCTTTCCGCGAGTTCCAGGAGAAGCAGAGGGCAAAGCGTCCTACGATGAGCGTGGAAACTTCGATGGCCTTTGGAGAGGAGATCGATGACCTGAAACGCGCACTGGAGGATCAGAAAACCCAGAACGAGAAGTTGATGGGGATCGTTGAGTCCTGCGTCCTGACCGGCAAGATCGTAGAGGAGAGGGGCGTACTCCTTGCCGCAGAGAACCTGCAGCTGAAGAAGGACCTTTCAACCTTGGAGGACATTTACCGCACTGCGTTGGCTCACTGCGACAAGTTCTACAAAGAGGTGTTGGGCCTGAGGGACGAGGTTGCTACGGCAAAGGCACTTGCTGCTGACTGGGAGAAGAAGTGCAACGAGGCACTTGTTGACTATGACGTTGCGGAGGACAAGGCCCTGATGATGCGCAGAGAAACTGCGCTAGCACACGCGGCCGAGGTTGCTGAGGCAAAGGCACTTGCTGCTGACTGGGAGAAGAAGTGCAACGAGGCAGTTTTGGACCAGGACGAAGCGGAGCGCCGGGAAAGGGCAGCGGCGGACACGAGGGTGAAGATCATGGAGACCGCTTACAATCGCGAGATGGTCAAGAAGGACAGGGACTACCGCGAAGCGCTAGATCCCCTCCTGACCAGGGCTGCTAAGTGGGAGAAACTCTTCCACGAGCGCCAGTCCGATGTAGAGCAGCTGAAGGAGGCTCTTGCTGTGAAGGAGAAGACTACTCCTACTGCGGTGCATTACGTTGAGTTGCGATCACCTGTGGTGGAAGCGCCTGAACCGAGCCCACTTGCACTCGGAACTCCTGCTGTTTCTCCTGCTGTTCCTGCTGAGATTCCTGAGGAGCACTCGCCATTCATGGCGCGAAGCGAACAGCTCGCAGAGGAGTCGGACGCGATTCTTCAACTCGTCACTGCTCTTCGTGAGAGGGAGGAGGCCATTGCTCAATACCTTGGTGGGTCAACAAAAAAGTCTCCGAACCCAGAGGAGCATTAAACTAAAAAAACAAGGGGGAAAGGGGGTAAAAAACAAAAAGAAAATAAAAAAACCTTTTTTTCATGAAAAACGGATTTATTAGTTCCACTAATTTGGATATTAGGGCAGCAAACAAGGACACAAGCATACAAGATGTCAGACAACAAGCAAGAAGTGGAACACCTTCAGAAATCTTGGACTCCAGTCATGGAGAAGAGGGCGCGCGAGTACGCTTTGAGCGTGGCGTGGCGGAACTATGTCCTTCACATGGTCAACTCCTTGCGGATGCTAAACGAGGCAGCAGAAAGTGTCAAGGAGCTCATGAAAGAGGAGGCAGACAACCTTTGGAAACTAACCGAAAAACCTGATTCTGAGCGTTCAAACTTTGAGACATTTTCGTGGTACATGAGAAACGAGTCTCAACTTCCTCGCAGCGAGTTATATCGCCTACTGATTGAAGCCATCAAGGCAGCAGCAGTGGAAGAGGGTGTGCCACGAGACGAGGTCGTTGAACTCCTTGGCAAACGCGCCTAAAAAACAAAAAGAAACAAAAAGGGGGGAAAAGGGGGAATAAAAAACAAAACAAAATAAAAAAACCTTTTTTTCTATAAAAAACGGATTTATTAGTTCCACTAATTTGGATATTAGGGCAGCAAACATGGCAGACATTCAGAAGGCACGTGAACACGCATTGGAAGTTGCATGGCGGAACTACGTAATCCACAAAGTCCTTTCTTTGGAAATTGAAACTCGCACAACAGAAGAGGAAAAGAAAACAATCAAATTGGAGGAGGACATACTTTGGAGTCGCACTGAAAAGAAAGATTCTGAACGCTCAAACTACGAAGCGTTTTCTTGGTACATCCGAAACGAGTCACAAAATCCCAATAGCTATGTATACAAATGCGTGATTGCACAAGTGAAGGCAGCAGCAATTGGGGAGAACATCTCACGAGAAGAGGTAATTGACCTTCTTGGCAAACGCGCAGGGCCTCCGTGGATTTTAGGATAAAAAAAACAAAAGAAAAAAAAGGGGGGATTTTTTTGTTTAAAAATGGATTTAGAACTCTTTATCTTTTTTCATTTAAGGATGTCACAACAACATACAAATTACTTGCGTCTTAAACAGACAATTAAGGAAGTTGAAGATTCAGGATATAATCAAAGATCTGTAGAATGGTATAGACAACATTATACAATTCTACAGTCATATAGAGATGCATTTAGTAATTTAAATCATATTGATTTGGAAATTAAAGATACTGAATTTAGAGAAACATCTTCTTTATCAGAACATTTACTAAAAAGATTAATGTTTGATTTTGAACATCATGGATGGTTTGGTTTATATGATTATATTAAACTAAATCGTTTATTAGTATTTCTTACAGATTATTCAATGAAATTTTATAAAGATGATGATGAACTTTCATTATTACTAAAAAACTTAAAAGTTTGTTGAATATGAAAAACGGATTATTGGTTTTCAAATTTAGTTTTAAAGTACTGCGGAGTAGCACAGAGGTAGTTGCGTCCGGCTCATACCGAAAGGTTACCGGAAGGTCGTTGGTTCAACTCCAACCTCCGCACGTTTTTTGTTTAAAAACGGATTTACATTTCAATTATAATTTCGTTGTTACCATGGAACTAGAAGACGCAACATTCTTAAAACTATTTCTAATGATACCTCTAATTTTACTCTTCCTAATATTTCTACCACAATTACTTCTAATTTATCTTCTGATGAAAATAGAATATATGTAATAACCTCAAAAACGGATTAAAATGTTCTATTACTTTTTAGATTAGGCGCAACAGATGAACATCATTGAGAACATGGACTATGTGCGCAATGATGCAGTTAAGATGGGGATTTCTCCCGACTACTTACCTCCACCTGTGCAGGATATAATTTTCCGCACGTTTGGAGCATTTCTTCTAATCAACTTTGTGTCTTACATTGTGATTCGAACAATCACACATTGTATGGAGAAGGAGGAGACTTTGTTGCCTTTGAATGAACCTAAACCTTCAAATACACTCAAACGTCTGATGACTTTGAAGGAGGAGAGTGATGAGGATGAAGATCACGCTAATCCTCCTCCTTTGAAACGAACACGTTTTGAGGAAGACGAAGATGATAAGATTGGCAAACCACTTGAATCTTGGTATAGGTTACTAGAATCAACTCTTGAATTAGAAGAGAAAGAGCGTTCTATGAATATACCTCATCCACAATTCAGAACTCAAATTCCTCCTCTTCCTATATCTCCTCCTAATTCTGATTCGGAGTAAAACAGAATTTAAATTCCATTAAAAGTAAAAAGAAAATGCTTTATGTAGTAGTAGCAATAAGCACAGCTATATTGTTTGGTTCAGTATATTTTGTTGATGAGATATGCTATAAACATTGTAGACTAAGAAAAGACTACTATGAAAGCTACGGAAAAGCTATTTTACATAAAAAGGATAGATGAAGGCAACGACAATAATTAACAAAACAAAAAAGTCAAATGCCGCAACTATTTTTTTGTATTTTATAGGTAGTGGATCTGTTCCTGGAGGAACACCACCATAAGGTTTTGCCCATCCAATTAAACCACCTAAAAATGTAGGACCTAATTTATCATTACAATCATAAAGAACATCATACCATGCCATCATAATATATGCTGCCATGGCAAGAAGAAAAGAAGCAATCCATTTATGTTGAATGAATTTAGGTTTAGGTAACCAAAAAACTCCTATAACAAAAGCAGAAAATACTATACATTTAAAATTCAAATATAATGGAGTTCCAAATAATCCACCACCCATTATTAATTTTAACGAGTTAAAGTTTATTATGGACTTTTTCACTTATAATTTTTTGGTTATTTTTCATTAATGATTCATTTGATTTAGCTCTAAAATTAAATACGCATGAATGCATATCAGGAAATCTACATTCTAGACAAAATTCTTGATTACAAGGACATTTAATAAGAATATGTTTCTTTTTATTACATTGATTACATCGTTTATTGAGTGAGCCACTTTTGTTTAGTTGATTTGATGAATTGTTCATCTTCTACTTTGATTTCACTAAATAAAATTCTAAGTTCGTTTTTCAAATCAATCATTTTATTTTCTATTTTTTCAATTTCTTTATCTCTTTTTGGAATATTAGATTTAGAACAAAATTTAGTTTTAAGATCTTTTAATTGTTTTTCAGTCAAATAAATTTCTTTTTGTTTTGATTCATAATTCATATCTATGTGATTTGAAGGACGTTTAATATTATTTTCATTTAAATATTTTTGCCATAATTGTTCTTTACGTTCTTGTTTTTCTTTTTCTTCTTTAAATAAATCAAAATCAGTTAATTCTTTAAGACGGAATTTTCTTGGAATTCTAAAATCTTGTGGTTCAATATAATACCAAACTTTTGTAGGATATTTTGAACGATTTTGATAAACATGATCATAAACATCTTGATCTAACCAATCAAGTAAATCAAGAATATCATAATCATCAACAAACCAATTACGCATAAGAAGAATGTCGACATTCTCTTTATTGAGTTCCATACTGAAAAGTAAATTACTTATAAATTGATTCCGTTTTAAAAGTAATAGAGGATGCCAAATACGACATATGAAGAATTAGCAGAAACAAGAGCACAAGAACTTCCACCGCCAAGTTTAAGTGCTCTGAAAAAATTAAGAGAAGAGCAATGCTCTACATCATCATCACGTGATTTTAAATTACAATCAAATCAAAGATTTTTAAGAAGAGTTATGAGTCCAGAATCAAATACACGAGGTGTAATATTAGTTCATGGCACAGGCGTAGGTAAGACGTGCACTGCTATCCAAATAGCAGAAGAATATATTATAAGACCTGAATTTCAAGATAAGAGAGTATTAGTTTTAGCAAATCCATCAATTCAAGAAAATTTCAAGACACAGATATTTGATATATCAAGAGTTACATTGGATGCAGATGGATTATTATTATCAAAACAATGTACTGGTCGTAGATATTTAGATATGTTACAAAGAACACAATCTGAACCTTTACGTTATACAGATAAAGGTTCACAAGAAAAAGTTATGAAACAAGCAACAAAATTAATAGGAGAATTTTATGAATTTCAAGGATATACAGAATTTTCTAATAATATAGATCGTCAAAAATTAGTAGTTAAATCTACTCGTGAAATGGAAGCGTGGATACATAAAACTTTTGATAATAGATTATTAATTGTTGATGAAGCACATAATTTAAGAGAATCATCAGAAGATGAATCAGTAAAATTATCTGCTATTGCATTAGAACATATATTGAAAACTGCTAATGGTCTTACATTAGTATTATTAACCGCTACACCTATGTATGATAGATATGATGAATTACTCTATTACTTTAATCTGTTTTTATGGAATGAAAGAAAGATGGATTTAAGAGAAAGTATAAAACCAAGTGATATTTTTACTAGTGAAGGTGAATTTAAAGAAGGTAAAGAAGTAGAATTTAGAGGATGGTGTCAAGAATATGTATCATTTGTTAAAGGAGAAAATCCATTTACATTTCCATTTAGATTACCTCCATCTGATGATGTTAAAGCAGAAAATGATAGAGAAACTGATATATATGAAGAAGAAATTGAAACACCATTGAAATATTTAGTATTAACTAAATCTATTGTATCATCCTTACAACAAGAAGCAATTTATCCATTGAGAGTTAAAGCAGCAACACAATCTGAATTGATATGTGTATATCCTGAAAATAAAACATTTAAAGAAACATTTAGTTCAGGTGGTGAATCTTATAATTATAAAAATGAAGATTTAAAATTCCTTGCACCATCTGAAATTAAAAAATATAGTTCAAAATTTGGATTAATTATGGATATGTTAGATTCAAGTCATGGTGTAGTATTTGTATATTCAAATATTGTAGAATCAGGAGCAAGATTATTTAGTATGTGTTTAGAAGAACATGGATATGAATCTGCATTAGGTAATCAATTACTTGGAAATACATCAGGTGAAATTAAAAAAGGTTCTAAAGGAAAATATGTTTTATTTACATCATCAACATCAGATTCAGATATTAAGAAAGCAATAATAAGATTAAAACGTCCTGAAAATTCAGATGGATCAGATATAAGAATTATTGTTGCTTCACCTAAAGTATCAGAAGGTGTAGATTTTAGATTTGTTAGACAAATACATGTTTTAGATCCATGGTTTAATATGAGTAGAATTGAACAAGTTTTAGGTAGAGGTTTAAGAACATGTTCTCATTCTTTATTACCATTTGAAGAACAAAATTGTACTGTTTATTTACATGTATGTAGATATGAAGATTCTACACAAGAAACTTTAGATGAATATATTTATAGAACTTTTGTTGAAGAAAAAGCAATAAAAATAGCAAAAGTTAAAAAGGTTGTTATGGAATCTGCTATGGATTGTGATTTACAATATCATGTTAATAATTTACCTTCAGGATGGAAAAATGATGTTCAAATTCCACAAACTAGATCACAAGATAATAAACCTCTTTCCTTAACTTTGAAAGATATGACTGCACCTACATTTACAGAAGAAACTGAACCTATAAGTTGTAAATTAACGCCAAGTGAAGTAGATCCTGATCATGAACGTCCTTTATCTGCTATTTTAGATGTTAAAGATGAAATTCTTGATAAATTATTAAAATTATTTATTAAAAAACCTATATGGAATAAAGATGATTTATATTCTACAGATATTCTAAAATCATATAAACCTAAAGTTTTGGATTATATAATTCAAAATGCAATAGATACAGGATTTCAATTAAAAGATAAAAATGGTAGATTAGGACATTTACAATCACGTAAAAATATTATTTCTTTTTCAATTAATGAAGATGATACAATGTTAGAACGTTCAATAAAGAAATCAATTGGTATAGAACAAGAATTAAAAGAACCTGAAGTTAAAGAACCTGAACCTAAAGATGAAGCTCAAGTAGAAGAAAAAGCGGAAATTAAATTAGAGCATAAATTTCCTGATTTTATTAAAGAAAGATTTGCTAAAGATGTTTTGGATTGGTATATTGTTGATATGATTTTAAAACCTGAAGATAAAATAAAATATTTATTAGGATTGGATTGGTCTGAACCTCCAATTTATGCTGCACCTTTATTAGCAAGAGATGATGATGAAGAAGTAGAATTGTATATTCTAGGATTAAATAAAGTATACGATGAAAAGCATGAATTAATTACACCTACAGGTGGATTAAAAGATTTATATAATACATGGTTAGAAAAAGCAAAAGATAGATATATTGAAAATAAAGATTCTATATTTGCTTCAGTAAAGAATCAAGTATTAATATTTAATATTGATGAAAAAGCGTCCGAAATTAAAAAGGCGGATAGATCTAAAAATATAGGTGGAAGAACATGTGGAGTATATAAAGTAGATTTATTAAATAAATTTTCAGAATGGTTAGTTGAAGATGAATTTCCACCTGAAGTTAAAACTAAAGATAATAGATGTTTATATTTAGATTTATTAGTTAGAGAAGTTATTATTGATGAAAAAGAAGGTATATTTTGGATAACACCTGAAGAATATGAAATTCTAAATCAACCTGATAATAATGCAGATATTAGAAAGAGAATGAAAGATTAAAATGGATTTTAAACCTATTTAAATAATTAGTAGTAATGTTATTAACACAAACAGGTTTTGTAAGAAATCCATACGTATCAGAAAAAACATTTAGATTACAATTATCAGACTTTTATTTAAGAACTTGTCATATAATTGATAAGATTTTAGATGAAGCAGAAAAACACATTATTGAAGCTAAATATGAAAAAGAAAAAAAAGAAATTATAGTTGATTTAGCGTATAATAGAATTAATAGACTTGTAACAAAATTTGAAGAATTATTATTTCAATTTAATATAATTCATAGAAAAAGAATTATTGTTTCATTAGATTCATTTGGATATAATGAAAAATTAGATTTTCTTTTAAGTTTAGAAGAAACAAAAGAACAAAATATAGATATGAATTCTATTGATTAGTTTCTTCTTGATAAGAATCAAGAAATTTTTTCTCACGTTCAATTTCAAGTTGTTCAAAAAACGAATTAAATACATGATAATTTAAATAATAATAAGGATGGATCCATTATTTGAACGACGTCAATTAACTAAAAAAGTTCATATTTATTCAAAATTTCTTCAAAAGAATATGAACGCTGTTATTTTAGCACAACTTAAAATGAACGTTGAAGGAAAATGTTCATCTGAAGGATTTATTCAAAGAAATTCAATTACAATTCTTGAATATTCTTTAGGTAGAACTAATTATATTAAAGGTGGTGTAGATTATGATATTACATTTCAAGCAGATATTTGTTTTCCTCATCGAGGACAAAAATTAAAAGCTCCAATGACTCTAAAATCAAAAGTAGGTATTCATGCTGAATTATCACCTTTAAAAATTCTAATTCCTCGTGATTTACATTTAGGTAATACAGAATTTGATGAAGCAAAAGAAGGTGAAGATTTAGAATTTGAAGTTGTTGGTTCAACATTTAAACAAAAAGATACTGAAATTGTAGTTGTAGGTAAATTACTATCAAGACCTGATGATACTCCATTAGTAAATGAAGAAGACAAACAAGTTCTTGTAACTTCTAAAGAACCTGAAGAAGCAGGTGAATCAGTTAAACAAGTAGTATTTGCCCCTCCAACAGATGGAGCAGTAGTAGTTAAAGGAAAGCGTAAAAAACTTACAGGTAATACTCCTTTAAAAGAAGAAACAAATGAATAAACAAAAGAAAGAATGGATGAAAGATCAATTAGATTTAATGGATTCTAATCAACATACACAAATTTTTAATATTATTAAAAAATATACAAATACATTTACAAAAACACAATCAGGTATTTTAGTATCAACGGATACACTTTCTTCTGAATGTCTTGAAGAAATTAACAATTATATTAATTTTTCAATTGATCAAAAGAAGCGTATAGAAGAAGATACAAAGACGCGTAAAACATATGAAAGATTAATTAGTGATTCATAAGTCAAAAACGAACAAGGTTTAATCCAAGTAAAATATAATAGGATATGGATACAATTGTGAGTCCAGAAACACTTCTTCTTTTAGAAGAATTTATTAAGATAGCGAAAGAAGACCCAAAAGCAGAGTTAGAATGTAAACTGCTTTCGGGTAAGATTTATACTAAAGATGTCGCAGATCGTATTTTAAAAGCTATTCATACTCTATCTACAGGTCTTAGGTGTGAAGAAAATAGATTATCAATTTCATATGCAGACTCGACACGTGTTAATGTAATGGGATCAGAAAATATACATAAATTATGCTCTACAAATTCATTTCGTAATATTCCTTTAGTAGTAGAAAAGAAATTGAAATATTTTGAATCACATAAAGGTAAGAAAGATATTATTGATGTTCCTGAAGGAAATATGAGATTTACATTACGATCAGAAGAAGAAATTCGTAGAGATTGGGAAGGTAATCCAAGTGATTCTAAAACACATATACGACTAATAAATCGTAAATGTTTTGGAACATCTGATGGATTATTTCGTATTGATTTCTCTATAGTTAAAACTAGAGGTGTAAATTCTAAACAAACGATTAAAGATCTTTTAAAATTACCTCATACATATGAACTTGAAATTGTATTTCTTCATAAGAAAACTGAAATTCCTGAAAAAATGATTATTCAAGAATTACTAAAAATACTTACTATTTTATCACAATCATTTTATCAATCACCTTTTCTTCTAAAAGTTTCTGATATGAATAAATACGAACAAGAATTCAAATTATCAAAAAATATCTTTTATGATTTAGTAACTTTAACAAGACGTCATATTAATCCTATAAACCCTCATAATATTTCTAAAGGATATACAGTTACAAATAAAGCGGATGGTGAAAGATCAGGATTATATGTAGCAAGAGATAGGAAATTAATTCGTATTGCAAAAAACAATAAAATTACATGGACAGGTATTGTTGCTAATGATGATTCACATATAGGTGATTTTATTGATGGTGAATTTATTCCTGAAAAGAATTTATTTTGTATCTTTGATGTATATAGATTTAGAAATAGAGATTTGAGACAATTACCTTTAATGAAAAATGATGAAGATACTATAAAAAATCCTTTAAATTCAAGATTAGGTTGCGCTAGATTATTTGTTGAAGATATTCGAACACAATTTATGATGTTACCTTCATTAACTCCTTTAAGAATTGAAACTAAATTATTCTTAGCAGGCGATGGTCCTTCAATGGAAGAAGCTATTCGTACAATGCTAGCAACAGAATTTGAATATGAAATTGATGGATTAATTTTCACACCTAAATCTACTCCTGTAGCGCCATCAGAAGATAGGAAAGGTAAGACTTGGTTACGTGTATATAAATGGAAACCATCAAATCAAAATAGTATTGATTTTCTTTTGAAAATTACAGCAGATGAAACTTATGATACATTAATAGATAAGAAAGTAAGACGAGGACAATTATATGTATCAAGAACACAAGGTGATGATATTATTTATCCTCGTGAAACTATGAATGGTGAATATACACCTATTGGATTACCATCAGATTTACAAAAAGTAGCAGATACAAATACACGTATTCCATCACCATTTCAACCTAATGTTCCTCGTGATCCTGACGCTTATAAGATTCTAGTTCCTTTAAATGAACGTGGTCAAACTGTAGATAAAGAGAATAATAGAGTTGAAGATAATACTATAGTTGAATGTTCATTTGATACTCTTACTCGTAGATGGACAATTATGAGAACAAGATATGATAAAACTTATCAATATCGTGCATTGAGAGAACCTCAATATGGTAATGATATTTCAGTAGCAAATAATATTTGGACATCTATGCATGTACCTATAACTGAAACAATGATTACAAGTTTTATGTCTAATCCACCTGATGAATCTTATGAAGATGATATGTATTATAGAGATGATTTGAAAAGATGTTCAAGAGTATTTAGTGATGTATATGATTTCCATAATCGTGTAAAAGAAGAATTATATAAATCTGTTATTACAAAAGGTTCTACTCTTTTAGAATTAGCAGTTGGAAGAGGTGGTGATTTATATAAATGGAAAAAAACACAACCATCAAAAGTTGTAGGTTTAGATATTTCATTAGCAAATATTATTTCACCTACACAAGGATCAGCGACAAGATACTTGAATGATCGTAAAAAACATCCTGAAGATTATCTTCCTCCAGTATTATTTCTACAAGGTGATATGACAATACATCCTTTATTTCAACAAGAAGATAAGTATATGCCTATTTTATTAGGTAAAGAAAAAGCAACAACTAAATATTTAGCTGATTTTGAAGGATTAAATAAATTTGATAATATTTCATGTCAATTTGCTATACATTATGCATGTGAATCAGAAGAAACATTTAGAGCATTTGCAAGTAATTTGAAAGATCAAGGAAAAGAAACATTCTTTGGATGTTGTTTAGATGGTAAATCTGTTTATACTTTATTAATTGGTAAGAAAACACATATGTTTGGAAAAGATCGAGAAGTATGTGGTGATTTTACAAAAGAATATGAAGATAAAGAATCATGGAATGAAGAATTTGGTATGGGAATAAAAGTATTCTTAGAAAGTTTTGATAAACCTACATTGGAATATCTAGTTCCATTTGAAAAAATTACTGATATCTTAAAAGAATTTAATTATGAATTAGTTGAAACTAAAATGTTCAATGAACTTTATTCACAACAAACAAATATTATTTTGAATCAACAACAACAAACATTTTCATTCTTAAATAGAACTTTCATATTCAAGAAATCTAAAGAACCTGAACCTGAACCTGCTAAAGAAGAAGAAAAGAAACCTGAACCTCCTAAAGAAGAAGCAAAGGCAGTAGTAGTTAAAGGAGTACGTAAATTAAAGAAAGGTGGTGGTGAAGAAGAACAACCTGTAATCTTATTCTTTGGTGAAGATGCATCAGCAGGAGAGCATAGAAATTTCAGTCCTGATTCTGCACACGCAATAGTAATTGATGATAAAGAATATAATACATTAACACATTATATGGAATGTATGAAATCTATGGAATTTGATGATAAAGAAACTTTAGAGAAAATGATGAAATCACCAACAACTAAAGCAGTTAAAGCTCTTGGTAAAAAAGTCCAAAAATTTGATTCAACGAAATGGAATGAAAAATGTCTTTCTTATTTATCTAAAGGATTAAGAGCAAAATTCACTAAATTTCCAGAATTGCGTAAACAATTACTAGAAACTGAGGATAAAATTTTAGGATATGCCGATCCTCGTGATGTTATTTTAGGTATTGGTTGTGCTATGGGAACACCTAAATCATTAAAATCATCAAAATGGAGAGGTGATAATCATATGGGAAAACTTTTAATGGAATTAAGACAAAAATTAAAAGAAGAAGAATCTACTTAACACATCTTCCACAATCAGATCTTAAACCAGTAGGAGTTTTCATTACATTTAGAATTCCTCCTTGTTTAATAACAAGTTGTGTTTCACTATCAATAGCTCTTGCAACTTTACCTAGGCCTTGTAAAGAAGCTATTTGACGAATTCTAGCTATACGACGAGTATTAGAATAATCTTCTGTTGGCATCTTATTCTTTAAATAATATTAAATCTTTGATTTCATTTAGAATAAAATCTTTTAAATCTCCTTGAATAATTTTCATTGGTGGAGCAGGTTTATTAATTGAATTTTTTGATTGATTAGGTAATCTAAAAAATAAATATTCATTATTAGCAAACATATTAATATATAATAAAGTATGATCAATCCATTTATATTTTGAATTTAAATTTGATGTTATATTACGAAGTTTTGATAATTCTATACAATATTTTTTAGATAATATATGATATGAATATTTATTTTCACGATTTCCACAACTAATTGCCCAATCTTCATTTGAACAATTAAATATAGAATTTAATTCTTCTAATGCTTTTTTTAAAGGATCTTCTTTTAAATCATATCCATCAATATCAAAATATAAACGAACTTTATTATGTTGATTATATGCATCTATAACTTCAATCCAATTATTATCTTTATTTAAATTTTCTAATACTTTATTATAAGGAATATCTTTAATTATCTGTTTTTGTTTATCATTTGATTCAAATAAAAGTATCTTCATTATATTATATCTTTAGTTTGTAATGTTTCAGAATTAGCATTATATGGTGAATTATCATCAATAAAATTAGTAACAACACCATTAGTTCCACGTGATGTTCTAGTTAAAAATATTTTATTTATTGCTGATGAGCGCGGGTTTCCAACAAATTGTAACATTGTTTTTGGAAAATTTGATATACGATTTGTTGCTCCTATATCAGAATATGCATATATATATACTGTAATACGAGTTGTATTATAATCTTGTGGAACAGCAAACATTGATATTGTAATATTATTAGTAGTAATAGCATTTGATTGACCTTGAAATAAATTATTTGTATTACCACTTAACATTTTAGGATTATTTGCATCTATTGGTGAATCGACAGCCGGATATCCACTTCCTACTGAGTTATTAAACCTCCAAAATAATTTATAAGATTTTGCTGTTTGTAAAGGGATCCATGCAACATTCATACTAGCAATATTATCACCAGATAAAGTAGCTGAACAATTTGCAAAATCATATACAACTTCTACTATACTAGGAGGAGGATGAGGAGAAGGTGATGGTGGAATTACAAATCCTTTAGGTTTTGCTGCAGTTACTTGTCGTGCTTTAAATATATTATTAGATTTAGGTCCATTTCGTCTTAAAATATTATTAACAGTAGTAACTGTTGTCATTCTTATTTGGTTAATTATATCTGCTCCAGATGGTGGAAGTGGCATTCTTATATTTAAGATTATTCTTTATTATCAAAGTTTTTATAGAATTCTGAATAAGAAAGAGGTTTTTCAGGCGGAGGAGTATTATTTACAACAGGACCAACAAATCTATCAAATAATTTTTGTCCAATTAATTTTGATGCATTATCTTCACTAATTTCTTTCTTTTCAATTTGTCTACGTAATTTTAACATTTCAAAGAAAGTTTGATCTAATTTTCCTTGAATATGCATTTCAAATATAGTAGGAAATCTATAAAAAAGAACTTCATTTTCTTCAGATAATTTTTTACGATATTCAGTAGGATTAGAACTTTTTAATTTTTTATGTTTACGCATAGTTGTATCCATATCACGAACTAAAGCTTGAATTTTCATAGAGCTTAAAAATTCTTCTTGATTCATTTGTATTATTTCTATGCTATACATTAAGATGTCTACAATTACCGCCAGTGGACAAATTATAGAAGCAGCACATTCTGCTCCAAATGAGCCACGCGCGCCACAAAAAATGGCAGGTTCTGCAGTAGATGCTGCAACTAATAGTTTATCTGCAAAAATATCTCAACAAGCAGCTGCATCAAGATCTTTAGGTGCAGGACAAAGAGGGGCAGGAAGACGTAAAAAAAGAGGTGGAGGTAATGTAGTTCCTCCTGCTATACCATCTGCAAGTAGTATTCAAGGTATAAGTCCTGCATCAGTTCATGAAAGTGCAGTAAACAATCTAGCACAATTACGAGCAAGTGCAGTATATGATAAACATATAGGAGCACAACCTATGCAAGTTGGTGGTAAAAAGAAAAAAACTCGTAGAAAGCGTAATGGACGCAATAACACAAGGAATCATAGGAGGAGTCGTAGGAGCAGTCGCTTTAATAAGCGTAAGCGTAGTGTCAAAGTATAATCCAACTTTATCTGTATTTATAAATTCAATTGAAACACATACATGGTGGTTAATTATGTTAAGTGCATTAATAATAACACAAATATGTTTATCATATTTTTTAGTTAATGCTTTAATGGAAGCACCTTCTCAAATAACGACGACAACTCAGAAATAAATTCTAGACATTCAGAATGTTTAGTAATTCCTGTAAGAATAATTTTTCCAGTTCTGAAAACTTTAGCAGTTCTTTTTGATGGACCCATATGTATCTTAACACCAGGATATACATCAGGATCATAATGAGATGTAATATTTTCCATATTTGATTTACGAATAGTATTATGAAGAAGTTCTCTTGCAATAGTTTGATTTGATGATAATTTAGTAGTATAATTCATCAAAACAACTTTATAATTAAGAATTTCATATTTCTCAGGAATATCTTTTAAAGAATCTTGAGAATTATTCCAAATTTCTTGAAGAAGAATACGCATACAACATTCATGATATTTATCATTTAAAATACCAGTCATATGAAATACACCATTTTGAAAGATTTTAATTGTAATTTCTTTTAAAGGAAGAGTTCCATCACCATCATTCATCATAACTAATGTAAGAGAATTATGACAAAATCCTGTATTATTATTTGAAGGTTCTTTTTTAGAACGACGTTTAATTTTATCTCGTTTACTTTCTCCTCGTTTAGGAAATCCTCTTTTTTCAATTTTAATAATATCTTTATTAATAGGAAGTGATTGAAGAAGTAAAGTTGTATCAAATTTAAGATTTGTTTTGTAAAGAACTACCATTGTTGATAAAACTGGTACTTCCATTGCTATTTAAAGGTTTTTGTATGTAAAGTGTATCGATTTCGTTTTTCCATGAAAAAGGTAAACTTTCAGTAAATTTACATATAATTCCTGTAGGAAACTTTCTAATTAATTTTCTCAAAATAACTTGAGATATTGAATCTAACATAAAACCAGGTTCTAAATGTCCTAAAAAAATAGCACAATTAGAATGGTGATTTACTATAGACATAGATTCATTTGCTAATTCATTTAAAGGAACTTTTGATAAATCTATGAAAGTTTTATCATTAAATAAATCTTTAAACATTTCTTTAAATTCATTAAAATTTTTAAGATTTGTGGATACAAATAACATTATTTAAATAAAAGTTTATAATGTTTAAGGTTTAACATTTCCAAATCTAGGTTTATCTAATCTTTTCATACGAATATCAGAACCTTGATATCTTACAAATGGTCTTTCAGGGTTTACTTTCAAATCATTACCACGATGTTTTTCAATATATTTAGAACGAGGAATTAAAGAACCAGCTTTATAAGGAGGATTATTACCTTCTTGATATCCAATAGTAGTAAATTTAGTAGGACCATGTGTAGTTCTTTGATAAGGTGATAAAACTTTAATTTCATGATTAGCGTTTGGAGGACAACATACAGAAATTGGAGCCGGAATACGTATTGTATCATCAACAAATACTGAAGGACCAACTTTTCCTTCTGTATGCGGAATTCTTTGTTGAGCACATGATAATTTTTGTCTTACAAAATCACTACCAGAATTTGTAATTACTAAAGCAGTTCTTTCTACTATTTTATTTCCATTAGAATCTACACTTCCAAATGTTTGAGGTATATTTTCATTTAAAAATCTTGTATTACAATCTACAAGTCTTCCTCTCAAATAAGCTAAATCTTTATCAATACCTACAGCACCTCTATAAGCAGTAAAATCACTTGAATCTTTTGGTTGACCAGTTAATTTCTGAGTTGAAATAGTAGGTTTACCTTTAGAAGTTTCCATATCAGAAGCTTCTCTCAATGTTCCTTTATCTTGACCATTAATAGGAAAAAATCTAGAATTAGATAATCGTTTTTTAGTTGTAATATCAGAAGCATCTTGAGGTTTTTTAGTATTTAAAACTCTTGGCATAGAAGCCAATTTATTTCTTAAATATTGTGATGAAGACATTTGTTTAATCAAACTATAATTTTCTTAGAGTAAATCTACATGAGTTAGAAAATGACGTCTACAACAAGGTCGAATCATACCAAGTTCATCAAGAGCTTTACCTTCAGCAGTTTTAGTTGTAGTAGAAGTCAAATATTCCATTTCAGTTTTTCCTTCTTTTTTACGATTTTTATCAACTAGATCAACATAAGCAAGATATTTACCTGCAATAATATTATTACATGAAACACATCGGATTGGAATGATCATTTTATTTATTTAAATTAATATAAAATGTATATTCGTTTTCTATCTTAATGAATAATAAGGATGGACAAAGATTCTTTTGGTGGAATAATTTTAGTTTTAGTTTTATTATTAACTATAACTCAACGTAAATTTTGTGAATGGTTACTTGAACTTCTTGTAAAATTAACTAGACCTGGATCAACTATTCTTTTATTAGGTGGTTGTTTAGTATTATTTATGAAAGGGTATAATTATACTGCATTAGCACTTGGTCTTCTAAGTATTTTACTCTTGAAAGATATTTGGGTATTAACAAGCGCTCGTCGTCTATATAATGATATTCAAAAAGATCAATCAAGATTTGTATCGTCTAATAGTATAGATTTACAATGGGCACAAAAATCTGTAAGTCATGATTCACCTTCAATGTTATCTTCATCAAAAAGTGAAACTATGTTAATTTTTCCACCTTCAACTGAAACATTAAAAGAAATGTGTGGTTAAAATAAAAATGCTCGGTAAAATTCCTGCTACTTTAAGACTTGTATCATCTCAACCAAGTTTACGTGCTGCTGCTCCTGCAGGGACACAAGGTCCTACAGGACCACAAGGTAAAGTTGGTCCTGCTGGTAAAATAGGACCTCAAGGACCTGAAGGACCTCGTGGTGTTACAGGGTCAGAAGGTAAAGTTGGTCCTGCTGGTAAAGTAGGACCTCAAGGACCTCAAGGACCTGAAGGACTTCGTGGTGTTACAGGTACGCAAGGTAAAATTGGTCCAGAAGGTAAAGTAGGACCTCAAGGTCCTGCCGTTGGTCCTACTGGTCCTGCTGGACAAAATGGAAGTGTCGGGGAAAAAGGAGCTACTGGACCTGCTGGACAAAATGGAAGTGCTGGACAAAATGGAAGTGTTGGAGAAAAAGGAGCTACTGGACCTGCTGGGCAAGGTGCAACAAATATCGATTTAAAAAATCTGCCGACTATAATAAATGGGCCTTATGCCCCCAGTGCAAGTACAGGCTTAGGAACTTTAACTGTTAACCTTGGTGGTGGTGGATGGCGTCTTCTAGGATATAACACTAATACTCAAAGTTTTGGGTGGATATTATAGTGTTCGTAATTTTTATACGAATACAGATGCAGTTGTAAAATATAATGCCCTGACTGGAGAAGTGCTTAAATTTATGTCTTAGTATTTTCTAATTTTCCCACCTTCATTTGAAACTTTAAAAGAAATGTGTGATTAAAATAAAAATGTTAGGTAAAATTCCTGCTACTTTAAGACTTGTATCATCTCAACCAAGTTTACGTGCTGCTGCTCCTGCAGGGACACAAGGTCCTACAGGACCACAAGGTAAAGTTGGTCCTGCTGGTAAAGCAGGTCCGGCAGGTCCGCAAGGAGTTAGAGGTCCTACTGGACATCAGGGTCAAATTGGTCCTGCTGGTAAAGTAGGACCACAAGGTCCTGCAGTAGGTCCTACTGGTCCTACTGGTGGTGGTTCCACAGGTCCTACTGGTCTTGCTGGTCCTACTGGTCTTGCTGGTCGTACTGGTCTTGCTGGTCCTACTGGTCTTGCTGGTCCTACTGGTCTTGCTGGTCCTACTGGTCTTGCTGGTCCTACTGGTAACGTTGGTATTGGTGGTAAAAATGGTATTGCTGGTGATACTGGTCCTACTGGACCTCCTGGTAAAGATGGTGCTAGTATTAAAGGGGATATTGGTCCTGCTGGGCTACAAGGTCTTGCTGGACCTCAAGGCCCTCAAGGCCCTATGGGTCTTCAAGGCCCTCAAGGCCCTACTAATGTTATTTTATCAACTTTGTATGATAATTGGTCTCAATCATTTAGTTCAACTACTAATAATTATTATGTTGGAACTTTTGGAGATATATTGATACAATGTGGTAATGTATATAGTACCGATACAACTAGCTTGACAAAAACAGTAATAGCTACATTTAATAGAACATTTAGTAGTATTCCAGTTGTAACTTATTCATTGGTTAGTGATGGTCTACTTGGTAATAATTTAGATATACCTTCACATATAAGTGAAGTAACTAAATCTTCTGTCACCTTTATATTAGCAGCTACTACTTTTGCAACAACATGTAATATATCATTTATAGCAATAGGTTCTAATCATTAAATTACCACATAACTGATAATTCAGTAGTTGACCAATATTCTGAAATTCCAGAAGGAAGACGACGATGAATAATAAAAGGTAATTTTTGTTCATGAATTTCTTTTTCCGCTAATTTCCATACAAATTGAGGATCAGAAGTTAACATACCTTCAAGAGAAACAAGAGGTTTTGAACCTTCTGCGATTTGTTGTGCTCTTGTTCCAATCAAAGTAACATATTCATATTTTGAATAATATGGACGTGTTAGTCTTGGATTTTCTAAAGATTCTTTAACTTGGTCACGAGATACAGGAACAACTTCAGGATGTAGAATACGTGATTCATATCGAATGTTTTCCATTTTTATTATTAAATAATCTAAATAGTTTATTTTCCGTTTTTATTTATAATGAAGTTTAAACTAGAATATATGTTTATAGGATTAGTTATTCTTGGTTTTTTAATAGGTTATTTCTTTGCTCAAATGACACCTTATCATGATAGATCTAAAGGTAAAGCGTCTGCTCTTATATTAGGATGTATAGATCCTCGTTATACACATGATTTAGCGTGGTATGTAACACATAACCAAGAATTACATGCGGATTATGATTTAATTAATTTAGCAGGTGCATCATTAGGTGTTCTTCAAACTACTCATCCAGGATGGCAAAATATGTTTTTTGATCATGTACAATTAGCGTTAGATTTACATGGTATATCAGAAGTTTGGGTATTTGATCATTTAGATTGTGGAATGTATAAAGCAACATTAAAATTAGAAACTGATGAAGATCCTTCAATACATTTAAAACAACAACAAGATTTAAAGAAATTATTAGCATCTAAACATCCTAATTTAAAATTTAGGGGATATTTAATTGCTGTGAATGGTGGAATATCCCAGATAATATAATAATGAGAACACAAAAAATATATTATCCCAAGAAGTATTTTAGAGGATTATCTGAAAGAAAGAAAACACAACGAAAAAATGAAATTAAAAAATTTAGTTCATTTTCATGGAAAGATCCTAAAGCATATACAGGATTTAAAACTGATAATAATATAACTACAAAAACTTCAAATTATACTAGTAAATGGAGAAAAATGTTTCCTGATTCTAAATCACTTGAATCTAAATCTAAAGCTTCAGGTGTTCCATTAAAATATATTATGGAATCATATAATCGTGGTATGGCAGCATGGAGAACAGGACATAGACCAGGTGCTACCCAACAACAATGGGGATATGCAAGAGTTCATTCATTTTTATTAAAAGGAAAAACTTATTATACAACTGATTCTGATTTAGTAAAAGAAGCTAAGGAAAATTCAAAAGAAGCAAAGAAATGGTGGTCTATTTAGTTTTTCTTTTTTGTGTAATTAATTTACCTTTTCTATATCTTTTTAAAGTATAACCTCTTTTCCAAAGAACATTTTTAACACATACAGCAATAGCTAATCCTTCTTTACCTGAAGATTTCTTAACTTTTTTAACACATCTTTCAAATTTTTCTTCCATTATTTTAATTAGCGCGAGAAGATTGTTTCCATGTTTCATTACAATTTGTACATTGATATAACCAAACAAGATTCTTTTCATTAATTTTTACTGCAACAACATCAGGATTTGCGCCAGATTTAGAAGGACATTCTGTATTAGGACATACAATATTTGATAAGTGATCTAATGTAGGATCATTTTTCAAATAAGGATTATGAATTAGTTTAGCGGTCTTATCTTCTTTCAAAACATGTTCATAAACAATAGGATTTTTTGCAGTAATAGGTTCTTTATATTCACATTTACGACATGTTAGAACAGCTGTTTTTTTAGAATCAACAACTTCTTCATCAATTCCATATAACATATTGCGACATACAGGGCAGAATTTCATTTACTATTATTTATAGTGAAAGTAAGTTTATTCGTTTTACGTAAAAAATTTAGAAATGAATGAAGGTATATGTTCTTGTAAAAAATCTTCTACGAAATTACAAGATCTATTATTAGTTGAAGAAGCAACAGGAATAGCATTAATAAAATCATTATCAATTTCAATAAAATTTCTTAAGAAAACACCAATAATAAAGAATTCAGAAACAGCTATAAAAACAATAACTATTATATTTGAAATTAATAAATCATAAACACTTCCACCAGAAAAATATTCTATTAAAATACCAAAAATAAATAAAAGAGGACAAATTATTCCTACATAAAGAGCAACATTATTAGAAATACTTTTATTATTTTCTAAAATATTATTATTTACTTTATTGAAATCAGAAGAAGATTCTATATTTGAAACAACACCATCTAATTCTCCTAAAACATCATGAACTTTTGAAGGATCAGACCATATTGCAGAATTTATTATATATGGTTCAAAAACATTAAATAAATCACTATCTAAACTTTGTGTTTGAATATATGTAACAAATAAAAAATAAAATCCTGTTAAGAAAGCACCAAAGAAAGAAGTATGAACTAATATTTCTGCTAAAAAAGACATATTATATTAATGTAATGGAAGAAATTAAAGAACCTATAATAATTAAATCTATTGTTAATGGATTAATTTCAACATCAATTATATGGTTATTTTGGACACCATTCTTAATATTTATGGCAGCTCCATTAATGAATTCTATGATAAAAGATTTTTTATGTTCAAATTCTGGTTATATTTCTTATGAAATTTATAAGATATTTGGTATTCAAGCATATGAAGTTTATGAAAATAATTTACCTAATCCTCCAACAATAGCAAAAAGAATTGTTAATAATAATACTACTAACTTCTTAAATGAAAATTTAAATTTGTTTATTATTTTTGGTATTTTATCTTTATTTGTAATTTATTTTAGTTTAAGTATTGCTGGAAATTTAATTACTAGATATAATTTGAATTTAGGAAGGATTGTATTATTTAACATTCTTATGGCAATAATAATTATAGCAATTGAAATAGGATTTTTTGCAGGTGTAACAACACAATATTCACCATTCAATCTAAAAAATATTTTAGAAGGACTTATTCAAAAAATCAAAAATATATTAATTCCGTTATCTTAATATATTAATAATGAAAATGGAATTGGAAAAGATAAACATAAGAAATAATTATGGACATTAGATTTGGAGATTGTTTAAGTCTTATTCCAAATCTAGAAGATAAATCAATTCAGACAATATATATTGATCCACCATTTAATAGTGGACGAAATTATAAACTTGAATCTGATTCAGTTATTGGATTTGAAGATAAATGGACTGATGAAAAGTATAAAGAGTTTATTGAATCTTTAATTGATAAATGTATTCCTAAACTTAAAAAAGACGGATCATTATTCTTTCATATTTCATCTGAACAAATGTGGATACCTGAACAAATTCTTAGAAAAAAATTTAAATTTGTTCGACCAATCTTTTGGAAAAGATGTAGATCTAAAAATAATATCAAAAAAACTTTAGGAGCATCAATAGATATTATATTTTGGTGTTATCATACTGATAAACGAAAATTTAATATGGTATATCAAGCATTAGATGAATACTATTCAGAACATTCATTTACAAATAAAGATGATAGAGGACATTTTGCTTTAGGACATATTGTTCCTGATAGAACAAGAACTGGACACAAATATTCATTTACAATTGAAGGTAAAACATTTAATCCACCTCGTGGATGGAGAATTTCTAAAGAAGAACTACAAAATCTAGCAGATCAAAATAGATTATATGTTCCTAAAACTGCTAAAGCTAATTTGTACAAAAAAATATATAAAGAAGAATCTTTAGGTAAACCATCTTTGGATTTATGGGATGATATTCCAAGTATTGCAATGGGTAATGAAACACGTAATTATCCGACTGCTAAACCTATTAAATTACTTGAAAGAATTATCATGATGACTACAGATAAAAATGATATTATTCTTGATCCATGTAGTGGTTCAGGAACAACAGGTGTAGCATCAAAAACATTAGAACGTCAATGTATTCTCATAGATTCAAATCCTCAAGCAATTGAAATTATGAAATTGCGATTAATGTCCGACGAACTTGTGCGAGAAGATGATTAACACAATCTTGTTGAATCTTCAAAGTTAGAATTGAATTTTTATTTGCTTTAGAAAGGCCTAGTAATGCACTAATACCATTATTTGTAACCATACGAAGTCTCAAATTAGTATTTGTTGAAATACCATCTTTAGTTCTCCATATTTGTCTAGATTGACGGGCCCTTAAAGAACGTAATGAATAAGTTATTTCCATATCTTCAGGAAATTCATACAATTCTTTTAATTCAGAATGTTCAAATACTGAAATACTTTTTTCTTCTTTAATTGCAAACCATCTTGGACTACGCAAATAAATATTTTTTAAAAGTTTTCGAATATTTTCACTAGTCATTTCCTTAAAAGTTTCATCTGTCTTTATATTAATTTCATCTCTTACTTTAGGAATAGCTCTAGTATCTCCAGAATGATCATGTCTCATTTTTTTCAATAGAGATTGAAGTTCTGTACAATTAATATAATCTTCAACTTTTGAAGTATTTATATGATCAAATGTTCCATTACGATGTAATTTAACAGAAATTCCATCTAAGCGTTCTCCACTTGCAAATATTCCAATATCTGGAACAAGTTGAGTGCCTCCTTCTTTCCTAAATTCTAGATGCTTATCTGGATATGTATCTTTAAAACATTCTGAATTTTCATTGAATTGTTTAACTAAATTAGTTTCATTGTTCCCTCCAGCATAATGAACTTCTCCTGTTGTATTATAAGGCATGTTAATACTCGAAGAACTGTAGAAATTGAATCCATTTTAAAAACGAATAACGGTCTAAACATTATCTGCAATATTAACTAAATGGTTAATTATAGTTGTTCAAACTGTCAAAAAGTCTTTACACAAAAAGGACATTTTGAAAAGCATCAGCAACGTAAGCGTCCATGTAAAAAAGATAATACAATTGAAAAATTGGTTGAAGAAAAGCTTCAAGAAGCTCTTACAAATATAAAGAAGGTTGAAAAACAGTTTATTCCTACATTTATAGAGGTATGTTCGGGATGTGGCGGATTAAGCAGTGGATTTATTAATGCTGGGTTTAAACCAATTCTTCTTAATGAAATAAATAAAACGTTCTGTAAAACACTTAAAACAAATCATCCAAACACCGAAATTAAAAATCTTGATATGTTAAATCTTGATTTAAAGGAATATTATAATAAAGTAGACGTTTTAATGGGTGGCGTACCTTGTCAATCATTTTCTCAGGCAGGAGAAAGAAAGGGATTTGATGATCCGAGGGGAAAACTTATATTAGAATTTAATAGATTAGTAAATGAGTGTAATCCAAAAATACTATTGGTTGAAAATGTCAAAGGGCTTACTACACATGATAGCGGAAACACATTAAAAAGTATTATTGAATTATTTAGCAATGGTGGAAGATATAAGATATATACTAAAATTTTGAATTCAAAAGATTATGAAGTTCCGCAAAAAAGAGAAAGAATATTTATAGTTGGAGTTAGAATTGATATAACTAAGGAATTTACCTACCCAGAAAAGAGTAATAATAATATTCTTCTAAAAGATGTTTTAGTTAATGTTCCAGAGAGCCTTGGTATAGAATATAATGAAAAAAAGAAAAACATTATGGATCTAATTCCTCAGGGTGGATGTTGGATCAATCTTCCAGTTGAAATTCAAAAATCATATATGGGAAAAGGATTTACATCTGGTGGTGGAAAAAGAGGTGTTGCAAGAAGATTGTCTATGGAAGAACATTGTTTAACATTAACAACGTCTCCTTGTCAAAAACAAACTGAAAGATGTCATCCTTTAGAAACTAGGCCATTAAATATTCGTGAATATGCTAGAATTCAGACATTCCCAGATTCTTATATATTTGAGGGTAGTGTATTAAATCAATATAAGCAAATTGGAAATGCAGTTCCGGTTAAACTTGCAGAAGCAATGGCTAATAGAATTAAATCATTTCTTCGAGAATAGATCTTAGTTCTTCGTATGTTTTATATTTCTTAAATACATAAGAAATAGTTACAAGTAAATCATTAAAGAAAGATGCTCTACCAGACAGATGTTCATAAGCCTCTTGTCCATTCATAACAATAATTTCGGGTGGAGCACCAAATCTTGGAGTTATAGATCCACAATTTACCATGACAAGAAATGCCTTTTTGCCTTCTGACACCTGTGTTTTTAGTTTTTTTATTACTGTTGCGGCAGAACCTGAATTCATAGTATTACATTTATTTTTCCATTCCATAATTTCGGTATGTTCATTATTTACAATATCCAGACCATTTCCTTCTACAGATTCAATAGTTCTCCATCCTTTAAAAGAACCAGCTAACCCTTGATGCAAATAACCAACTTTCCCTTCAAGTGCTTTTTGAAATCTTCTTAATCTTTCCATCTCATTCCACTGTTCTTCATTAAGATTGCCATGACATTCCAAAATAGCTTTAAGGAATGGATCATTCACAACTGCGGTTAGCTTATTTTTTTCTTCAAGAACAATGTATATATCGCCCAGTATTTTAATAAATTTACTAAATTCAATTTCTGGTATTAAATACCAGTCGGGATTAGAGAATTCAGGTTTGAGACATTCAATAGTACCTTTTTCTGCTTCTTCTATACCCTCAATTAAGTGATCTTCTCCAACTTTTTTTGTAGGTTTCTCTTTTTTGATATATGTTGCATAATTTGCACATATAGGTTGATTACACCTGTGCCCTTCTTGTTTACAAGAACTGCATTTAACCATTGTGTCTAGTTGTCCAGTGTCTTGCATGCAATAGTATGCATGATATGTAGATTTAATCCATTTTTTATTCTTCGTTTAAAATGGATGTTCCAAGAATTAATTGTCGGAGTCATCAATACAGATGGCACAAAAGGGCAATCTACGTGAATTTCTTGAGAAACATAAGGCCGATACCTTATGGACTCATACTTCCCTCGCAGGGGGTAAATACTTTATTCCTCAAGAAGATTTAGGTAAGTTTTATGACCTTTATGTCGAGAGTATTCTAGATCAAGAGAAACAATATCTTGTAGAAAAAACTACTGAGATTGGTCCTTTACGAATTGATTTTGATTTCATTTATAGTCGTGAAATTGAAACTCATCAACATACTCGTGATCAAACACTTGCATTTGTAAAAGCTTATCTCAAAGAAGTTTCTGAATACTTAGAAGTTCCTTCTGAAACGAAAGTTTATATTATGGAAAAGCGTAAACCTACATTGGACACAAAGAAAAATCGTATGAAATCAGGTATTCATATTGTTGTTCCTGATATTTGTACTCATAAATTTGTTGAACAACGTGTTCGTCGTAATCTTCTTAAAAATATGTCTGAGTATTTTCCTAATCTTCCTTTGATTGAATCATGGGAAAAGGTTTATGATGAAGGTGTTGCTAATCGTTCTGTGCCTTGGACAGTTTATGGTTCTCGTAAAAATGATCCTAATTCTCTACCTTATCTAGTTTCTTACATAATTCAAAATGGTGAAATTCTTAATACTGTTCCTCAAGTTTCTACTTCTTTGATGCAAACTCTTTCTTTATGCAGAGATGAATCTGCTGAAACTCCTATGACTGAACAAGGTAAAACTATTTATGCTGGTCTAAATAAACCTAATCAAGAAGTTCGTATTTCTGGTGGACGATCAGTTACACCTGGTCGTGGTCGTCCTTCTACACGAAATGAAAAACCTTCTTCTCGTGGTTCTTCTCCACAAGGACGTGTTATTCCTCCTCTAGATCCTGAACGAAAAAAATACTTGAAAGATCATGTTCTAAACTTAGATGAATCAAGATTTATGGATTATAATAAATGGGTTCAAGTTGGTCTTTGTCTACATAACATTCATCCTGACCTACTAGATGTTTTCCTTGATTTCTCATCACAATACGAAGAAAAATATAATGAAGCAGATTGTATTCAGAAATGGACTATGTTGACTTTTCGTAATGATGGGGATCGTATAGGTGAAGGAACTTTGCGTTATTGGTCTCGTGAAGATAATCGTGAAGGTTATGATGAAATTGAAAAGAGTAATGTAGGAAGACTAGTTATTCAAGCTTGTTCTGGAACTGAACATGATGTTGCATGTGTAATTCATGCTAAATTCCGTGATTCTTATATTTGCTGTGATTTTGGTAAAAATGTATGGTATCGTTGGTCAGGACATATTTGGCGTGAAACTGATCGTGGTGTAGATTTACAACTGAAATTATCTAAAGAAATTGCAGGTGTTTTCTTTAAAACTATGGATGGAATTACACATGAAATGGCTAATCGTGGTCTTGTAAATTGTACTGGTGAAGGAAAAGGTGATTGTGGTGTTTGTGAATATTGTCAAGAAGAAAAGAAACGTTCAGGTCTAAATGCTATTTATACTAAACTAAAAACTACAAAATTCAAAGATAATGTTATGCGTGAATGCAGAGAACTATTCTTTGATGAAGAGTTTACGAAAAAGGTAGATTCAAATAAAGATTTGATTGCATTCAATAATGGTGTTATGGATTTAATTAAGATGGAATTTCGTGATGGTAAACCTGAAGATTATATTTCATTCTCTACTTGCATAGATTATGATAATAATAAACCTTATTATGAATATGAAGAATGGCCTTTAGTAGAAAATTTCATTCAACAAGTTTTACCTGATCATGAAGTTCGTAATTATTTCTTGAAACATCTAGCTACAAATTTACTTGGTGGAAATACAGCACAAAAATTTCATATTTTGACAGGTTCAGGTTCTAATGGTAAATCTATGATTACTAATTTAACTTCTACTGCTCTTGGTGATTATGCATGTACTGTTCCAATTTCTCTATTTACTCAAAGACGTAAAGGTTCAGGTTCTGCTGCACCTGAAGTTATTCGTTTGAAAGGACGACGATTTGTAACTATGCAAGAACCTGATGAAGCTATTGCTCTAAATACAGGTCTTATGAAAGAAATTACTTCAGGTGAAAATATGTATGCTCGTGATTTATTTAAATCAGGAACAGAATTTGAAGTTCAAGCAAAGTTTCATTTAGCGTGTAATGATAAACCTAAAATTAATACTACAGATGGTGGAACATGGCGTAGGTTAGTAGTAATTAATTTTCTATCAAAATTTGTTCCTAAACCTTCTGAACCTAATGAATTTCCTATGGATGAAACTATTCAATTTAAAGTAAAATCTAAATTATGGGCAACACCTTTTCTTTCCTATTTAGTTCATCTATTAAAAGAAGAAAAAGGTATTCGTAAATTAGTAGCACCACCTAAAGTTTTGGAATATACATCAGAATATCAAAATGATAATGATGGAATTGCTAAATTTATTTCTGAGAAAATCTCACTCCTTGCTGAAGGAGATGAAATTGTTCAAATTGATAAGACTACACTAAGACGAGTATTTAAGACATGGAAAGATGATAATGAACAACGTACTTTATCACCAACTGATCTTGAAAAGAAAATGGAACAACGATTTGGAAAATATCCTAGAGGTGGATGGACATCATTTAAAATTGATATTTAACGTCTTCTTCTTCCACCACCCATAGTTCTTCCAGAAACTTCTCCTTCAACACTTCCACCTAATATAGAATGAACACCACTATCCGTTGTTAATTTTTTAATAGGTTCAGGTAACCAACTTCTAATAAAATTAGCTCCACTATCTATAGTATCAGCAAGACCATTTCTAAATGTTGAATATACATTCATTAAATCACCACCTCTTTGTCCTAAATCTGGACCACCAGGACCACCACCTCTTTTTTTATGATGACGAGCAGTTCTACCACCTAATGACATTTCTTATATTAAAGAAAAGAAATTAACGCTTACCACCGACTGGAGAATACATACGAATATAAGGTAATGTCATATTAACAACTAAATATGCAATCATTAAATTCATTGTAGCAGCTAAAGCATCACCAATTTTTAGTTTCATACCACCAACACTAATAACAATATTATCTAAAGATTTTTCAGCGCCAGGAAATAGACCACCTAATAAAGGTGTTACTAAATCACGGGTAATAGCACCAAAGAAATTAGATAGAGCCACACCAATATAAATAGCGACCGCGAAAGTCATTAAAGTTTCATCAGCACCCATCTTTTATAAATACAATAATAGAATCTTTTTCAATTAGTAATGGATACAAGATTTTGGGGACCATCAGGATGGGATTTATTTCATAGAATTGCGTTTCATTCAGATAATCCACACCAAGTATTAAAACATATAGCAGAAGTTCTACCTTGTAAATTCTGTAGAAATTCAACAAGAAAATTCGTTAAAGATTTTCCTTATGATTCAAAAGATCCTGCTAAATGGTTATACGAAATACATAATAAAGTAAATCATAAATTAAGAACACAATGTTCTAAAGATCCCAAAGTAATTAATCCTGGCCCTGATCCATCATTTGAAGAAATACAAAAGAAATATAAAAATAAATCTTTAAATAAATTATTAGGTTCAAATTTTTTATTATCAATAGCAGTAAATTTTAAGAATACACCAAGAAAATTAGAAATTCAAAAAAATTTTATACATAATCTTTCTTTATCATATCCTAAATTTAAAGAGTTCATTAATAAAAATCCACCTAATTTTTCTAATTATCCTGAATGGATGCAAAAATTTACAAAAGGTTCTATTACAGAAGTTGAAAAATTTAAAAGTAAATGTAAAAGAGGAAAAACTTGTAGAAAAAAAAGAGGTGGAGGAAGAAGACTTTCAAAGAAAATAATATAATTCCATTCTTAAATATTATATATATAGATAATAAAATGCCGACGAGTGCTTTTAATGATGGAAAATTTTACTATTCAGATAATACTTATACAACAATTGTTGGACTTTTTGCAACATCTGGGACATTTCCACCAATTCCTTTAACTGTAAAAACTATAGCTTCTAATGCATTTAATAATACTAACCTCCTCGGTATTTTATCAATACCTTCAAGTGTAGAAACAATTAATGACTATGCATTTAGAAGTAATAGTGTAGTAATAAAATTATCTACAGCTACTAATTTAAAAACAATCGGACAATTTGCATTTGCATATACTTCTTTTACAGCAGAAGGAATTCAAATACCGGAAAGTGTAATAACAATTGGGGACAATGCTTTTATAAATTCAACAGTTTCAATTACTTATTGTATAGATTTCATAAATCCTAAAACTTCTGCTTGCAAAACAATTGGTGATGGTGCATTTTCAGGATTACGATTAGCTGGTGTATATAATATAGTAACATTACCTTATGGTTTAACAAGTATTGGAAATTATATTTTTGAACAAAGTTTTTTCAAATCTATAGTTGTAAATATAAATGTAAATTATACTAAAACATCATTTAGTCCAGACCAATTATCAAAAGGTGTTATTACTATTGTTGATAATTATGGAAATATTATTGTTGTAAATGATGGAATTTTAACTTATCAAGATAATAGAAAAACTGTAGTTACAGGACTGCATGATAAATCTATAACATCATGGTCTTCAATATTAATACCAGCAACTGTAACAGATATTGAAGAAGAAGCATTTAAAGGAATAAATGCATTATCAGGTAGTTTAACATTACCACCAAATCTAATAAATATTTATAAGAGTGCATTTGAAGGATGTAGTGGATTATCAGGCACATTAACAATACCTTCAAAAGTAGAAAATATTGGTTTTAGTGCCTTTAAAGGATGCACTGGATTAATACTATTAACATTTCAACCAACTTCAACTATAAAAATAATAGATCAAAATGCATTTCTTGGATGTTCTGGATTAAGAGGTGAATTAACAATACCTAATAGTTTAACAACTATAGGTATTTATGCATTTCAAGGATGTAATGGATTTAATGGAGCATTAACAATAGGTTCATCTGTAACATCAATTGGTTTTGGTGCATTTCAAGGATGTAATGGATTTAATGGAGCATTAGTCATACCCAACAATGTAACAACAATTGGAGAAAGTGCATTTCAAGGATGTATTAGATTTACAGGAGCATTAACAATAGGTTCATCTGTAACATCAATTGGTCCTTTTGCATTTCAAGGATGTAGTGGATTTACAGGAGCATTAACAATAGGTTCATCTGTAACAATTGGTCCTTTTGCATTTCAAGGATGTAGTGGATTTACAGGAGGATTAGTCATACCCAACAATGTAACAACAATTGGCAATAATGCATTTCAAGGATGTATTGGATTTACAGGAGCATTAACAATAGGTTCATCTGTAACATCAATTGGTGTTGGTGCATTTCAAGGATGTAGTGGATTTACAGGAGGATTAGTCATACCCAACAAAGTAACATCAATTGGCAATAATGCATTTCAAAATTGTATTGGACTTAATGGAGCATTAACAATAGGTTCAAAAGTGCAAACTATAGGTAATGCTGCATTTCAAGGATGTAATAAATTAATAGGTAAATTAACATTTACATCACCTTCAAGTTTAAAAGTAATTGGTGCTAGTGTATTTCAAGATTGTATTAAATTAACTGATACATTAACATTACCTTCAACTCTAGAAATAATTGGGGACTCTGCGTTTGCAGGAACTACTTTTATAGGGCCGTTAGTAATACCTGATAATGTAACATCAATTGGCAATAATGCATTTCAAAATTGTATTGGATTTAATGGAGCATTAACAATAGGTTCAAAAGTGCAAACTATAGGTAATGCTGCATTTCAAGGATGTAATAAATTAATAGGTGGATTGACAATACCTTCATCTGTAAGATCAATTGGTATTAATGCATTTGAAAGTTGTTCTGAACTTAATGGATCATTTACAGTTATATCACCTTCAGTCCTAGATACAATTGGTTCTAGTGCATTTAAAGGATGTAATAAATTAACAGGTAATTTAGTATTACCTTTAGGAGTATCATTAATTGGTGCTGATGCATTTAATGGATGTAATGGTTTAACAAGTATTACTTATGGTGGAATTGCAGGTAATACTGCAGGTACTTTTTCTGGTTATAATGGAAATCTAATACAAATACCTTGGTTTACACTTGATCAAAATAAAACAGTAATAACTGGAATTCTTCCTGCTGGTGCTAGTGCTACTGGAGCATTTCCAACAATTCCTTCAACTGTAACAACAATTTCAGCTAATGCATTCTCTGGTTGTTCTAATTTGACAGGATTAATAACAATTCCTCAAAATGTAACAACAATTGGAGCTAATGCTTTTAAAGATTGCACTAAAATAAAAAGTTTTAGTTATTATGCATCTACGACTATTGACTCTACATCATTTCCACCTAAAAAAACAGTGATAAAATTAAATTATTTTACATTTGATGTAACTAAAACTATAATAACTGGAATTCTTCCTGCTGGCGCTAGTGCTATTGGAGTACTACCAACAATTCCTTCAACTGTAACAACAATTTCAGCTAATGCATTCTCTGGTTGTTCTAATTTGACAGGATTAGTATTAATTCCTCAAAATGTAACAACAATTGGAGCTAATGCTTTTAAAGATTGCGCTAAAATAAAAAGTTTTAGTTATTATGCATCTACGACTATTGACTCTACATCATTTCCACCTAAAAAAACAATTATAAAATTAAATTGTTTTACATTTGATGTAACTAAAACTATAATAACTGGAGTTCTTCCTGCTGGCGCTAGTGCTATTGGAGTACTACCAACAATTCCTTCAACTGTAACAACAATTTCAGCTAATGCATTCTCTGGTTGTAATAAATTAACAGGATTAGTAACAATTCCTTCAACTGTAACAACAATTGGAGCTAATGCTTTTAAAGATTGCAGTGGATTAACAATAAAATGTTATAAACTAAATACAGCTACAATTGATCCTACAGCATTTACTAAAGTTAAAAAGATAACTATTATAAGATCTACGATTAATGTTACACCACCACCTATTATTAAAACTAAAAAAATAATTATTACAAGACAATTAGTTGGATTTGTAAATGGAAGATTAATTTTTTAATATATATATATATAAAATGACCGCATATATAATATCAGGAACAGTAATTACAGGATTAACTAAAAATATTATTTCGCTGTGGCCTGTTATGCCAAATAATATTACAAAAATTAATGATAATGCATTTTTAAATTGTGATAAAATATATGGAGAATTAAGAATACCTGATTCAGTAGTTGAGATTGGAAATAAAGCATTTGAAGGTTGCAGTAATTTATATTGGATAAGATTTAACGATGATGGTGATTTTGAATCTAAATCAAAATTAAGGATGATTGGAAATCGTGCGTTTTATGGTACATCAATTAATGATAAAGGTGTTTATTATAATGACAACGTTCAATTTTATAGTGAAAAATATCTAAACACAAATTCTAGATTTTTAGAAGCAGCTATTTCTTTAGAGTATATTGGGTATCAAGCATTTGCTGGTATAAATAATTCTAAATTTTTTACTTCTAATTCATTTAGAAGAAAAACTCCAGCTATATTAAACCCTTATGTATATACAGCTAGTCTTCTTGATTATGATGCTTTTGGTACTCAAAAAGATGGTGATTTATTTGAAATAAAATATAAGAGTGGGTTTAAGTTCGCAGGATTAGGGAGGAGTATTCTTGCTCTTTATCACTCTGGTAATAAATTTATTCAGAATCAACAAATTGATGAAAAAGCTATTTTATTAATACCTCCAAAAAATATGCCCGATTCGGTTGTTGAACTTATTTCTAGTTATAATACTAATAACATAACACCTAGTGATAATTTAGGATTATTATTATGTAATAATCTTGGTATCGATAAACTTACTTATCTTCCTCGAAATTATGGCGTAAATCCATTAAAAACCAAGATAGAAACAGATGGTGCATATTGGAGGAATGATCTATTACCTGACGGTAATTATAGATATAACAGTAATTATTATCAAGAATCATTTCCGGACATGCAATTTGTCCCTAAATCAAGAACTACTATTGGAAAAAATGCTGTAATGAACTTTCCATTTACACTTGCATTTAATAACATAGTATGGGAATTTCCGACAGATTATGTGGGCACTAATATACCACCATTTACATTTTATCGTGCTCTTGGATTAGAGACTATAAATATTCCATTAAATATTACTACAATTGGTGCAGGTGCATTTCGTGGATGTAAAAACTTAAATAATATAAGTTTTGATATTGATAATTCAAAATTAAGAACAATTGAAGAATCTGCTTTTAAATCTTGTCCAAAATTGAGAGAAATAAGATTTCCAAAATCATTAGAAACTTATGAATTGCGACAAACACTACTTGTAAGTGATAAGATAAATGTATCATTTAATTATCCATTACAAGTAATTGGTGGTAGTGGAAGTGATGGACTAGTAAATATGTCATTACAAAACAATGTTTATACTATAAGCAATGTTGTTTCTGGAACAGGATATGTTGTAAATGATATATGTAGTGTTAATTTTCCTACTTTTGAAACTTTATCTGTTAAAGTAACTGAGATTAATTCAAGTGGAGCGATTGTAAAATTAGAATTTCTTGATAACATCTCATCACAATTAAAGATTAAACTTTATTTCTTTCCAAATACATTGTTAAAGTATAACGAAATAGACGCAAATTTAACAACTATGAATACTAATAGATTAGCTGCTAATTACCCATTACTAGATGTAAGAGTTTATACATTCCCTGTTTATAATTCAACTAATACTAATGTAACAAGTAGTAATAGTGGTGTATCACCAAAAAAATACTTACTAAATGATACATTAACATTTAAAAATACTGTAACAGCAATTGATAATGACGCGTTTAAGGATGCAAACCTTCTTAATGGAAGTTTACAACTTCCAACATCATTAGTTACAATAGGGTCATCATCATTTAAAAATTGTTCATCCTTATATGGACAATTAACAATACCTTCAAACGTAACAACAATTGGAGAAAGTGCATTTGAAAATTGTAGTGGATTTAACCAAGAAGAACTAACAATACCTCCAAATGTATTTAATATTGATTCTAAAGCATTTAGAGGAATGACTCAACTCAAAGTAGTTAGAGTTCCTAATGGAACTGGTTATAATTATGCAGCAGATGCATTTCCACCCGGAGTTACTATAATAAACACTTTTTCAGATGGCAAATTTGAATATATTAATAGTAACAAAACATTAATACGTGCTCTTGTTGATAAGAAAGGAGTTTTTCCAACAATTCCTTCATCTGTAACTGGAATAGATAGTATGGCATTTATTAATAATTCTGTAAGTGGTAGTGTAATACTAAATAAAGAATTAGAAGATATTTCTAGTTATGCATTTGAAGGATGTAATAGAATTACTTCATTAATAATACCACCAAATTCATCTTTAAAATATATTGGACTTCGATCATTTTATCAAAGTAGTATTGGTGGAAATATAGACTTAAGTAAATGTCCTAATTTAACAAATATTTGGGATGAATCATTTTCGTTTAGTAGAATTACAGGTTTAAATATTGGTAGTAGTTCATCATTATTAACAATTGGAGATGGAGCATTTTCTAATTGTACAACTTTAGCAGGTCAAATAAAAATACCTTCAAACGTAACGTCAATTGGAGCTGGAGCTTTTTACAACACTAGAATTACAACACTTAGTTTTTTACAACCTAAAATTACTATTATTAATAAAGATACATTTAGTAGTTGTTATTCATTAACATCATTTCAATTAAGTTCTGGAGTATTTATTAGTGATACTATTACTAAAGTAGATGATAGAGCATTTAAAGATTGTAATAAATTAGCCGGATCATTAATATTTGGGTTAAGTATTACAACTATTGGTATTAGTGCATTTGAAAATTGTTCTAAATTAACAGGTGTATTAATAATACCTTCAACTGTAACATCAATAGGTAGTCGTGCTTTTGCAGGTTGCACTGGTTTTAGTAAAATTATACTTCCTGGTGGCAATACAGTTGTAGCTGCAGATGCTTTTGATGGTATTCTTAAACAAAAAATACAAGAAACTATGAATTTTAAAATATCAGGAACAGTAATTACAGGAATTAATCCGGCAATTGGAGTCTTTCCAACAATTCCTTCAAATATAACAAGAATAGAGGAGAATGCATTTTTAAATTGTACAGGTCTACGAGGAACAGTAACAATTCCAAAAACATTAGTAAGTATTGGTGATGGTGCATTTAAAGGTTGCACCGGTATTACAAAACTAGATCTCCAAACAGAGATTGGTACTATAAGATCATCTTTAATTAACATTGGATCTGAATCATTTTCAGGATGTATTAATATAACAGGAGATGTCCTTATACCTAAGAGTGTAAGGTTGTTATTACCCAATACATTTTATAATTGTACCAAAGCATTATTTAGATATTATAGTAATTTTACTGAAACGAGTGGCAATGCATTTCCACCTGGAAGATCTACTGATCTTAGAGCAATGATTATTAATTCAGATGAAGTAGTTGATAATAGTTCAAATGAAGTAGTTAATAGTAATCCTCCTCCTATTGTTAAGTTAACTAAAGTAACTAAACCATTAGTAAATGTAAAAAGATTAAATTTTGCGAATGGACAGTTTTTATTTAATGTAAAAAAGTAAAACTCTTTTTTTGTAAATTTATTTAAACAATCCCAAACTTCTTTCGTGCTGCACAATAACAACACACAATTTCATCTACAAAAGTATTAGATGGAATTGCGTAGCAAATGCACATCTTTTCTACGACAAGTTGACAGTAAAAGCAATAAGGTGCAGAATCAAACTCGTCAACACAGCACTCACACTCGTTTGTGAATTCTTGAGGAATCCAACTATGGTCAAGCGCTTCTGCAGTCATCTCTTCATGACGTTCTTGCCAGTATTGTGCTGCTTCAGCATCTTCTGTTGCGGCAATTGCCTCCTCTTCAACAACAGAAGAATCCACTGCAGGAACCCAATCATCAACTGGGGTTGTGAGCCACATGTTCAAAGCTGTTTGCCAATCCATGTTGTGTTGCGCCATACTATCTAATAATTTACAACTAAAAATCCGTTTTTTAAGGTTTGGGAGTCTTAGACATTTGTTGTTCTTTTGCTCGAACACCTTTTTGTGTATATTTCCCATTTTTCCCTTGTGCTTTTTCTTTTTGGTCTTTCTTTGACTCTTTGCGCGTCTTTGGTTGATTGTCCATCCTACTAATTAAAGGATTTAGACCTAAATAATCCGTTTTTAACAAATGACGGATATATGTTCAATATGTTATGAACATATGGATATGCAATCTTTTAAAGATCCTAATACAACTACAACTACATGTGTTAAATTAGAATGTGAACATGCATATCATACAACATGTATAATTAGTGTATTAAATAAAACAAATGCACAATGTCCTTTATGTGGAAAAAATAAAGTTAGTGATGAAGTTACAAGAGAAGGATTATTAAAAAAGATTTTTTCTTCAGCAAAAAGAAATCCTCAAATTAAAGAAGGTATTACAGAATTCAAAGAATCTTTTTCTACATATAAAGAATTAATTAAACAATTAAGAATAGAAACAGAAGAATTTATTATTAATCGTATGAAACAAACAAATTTCAAGCAAAATAGAACATATCTAATTAAAACTATGGATAATGTTAGATGTAATGTTAGAAAATACGCTAAAACTATGGGTCCACAATATGTTGGTGCTTTAACACCAGGCGATAGAAGTTATTGGATGAGAAGAAGATTTAATACAGAATTTTTTGGATTAAGAGGATGGAGAAGTTATAATATTATTAATTATCCTACGTTAAGGATTCGTATGAATTCTATATTGAAAAAGATATAATGGAATCATGGTATCCATTTATTATTGGAATTGTTGCATTTTTCTATGTTAAATCATTTAATAGAAACGCTAAACTCTATTTAGATAGCGATAAAACACTTTCGTGGAATGATTTATTCACGAAAGTGGTTCCAGTTTTATAGTCCCACCCAGAATCGAACTGGGGTTTCAGGGGTCAAAGCCCTGTGTCTTAACCACTAGACGATGAGACTGAAGACGATCTCTGCAGGGATTGAACCTGCGACCTTCCGGTTAACAGCCAGACGCTCTAACCGCTGAGCTAAGAGATCAAGTACCCTACATGGGAATCGAACCCACGACCTCCGACTTAGAAGGTCGGCGCTCTATCCACTGAGCTAGTAGGGCAATTTAGCAGCGGCGGGATTCGAACCCGCGCGGATTTCTCCACAGGTTCTTAAGACCTGCGCCATAACCACTCGGCCACACTGCTACTATTACATAGAGATAATACGTCTAAATCATTTACAACTTAAATCTTCTCTTGAAGTCTTTTACGGATTCTTTAAATGAAGGTTTATTCCACAAAATCCATTTGCTTAAAGCGCCAGGAGTATCAGGTTTATTCCAATGTTCTCCCATACCTGAATGTCTATTTAAATAACGAGCTCGTCTTCTTGTATCTTTATGTTTAGTAAAATCTGAATATCCTTTTTGTCCAAATGGAACTATTTTTTGATGTCCATCTGGGTAAACAAATACAGCATCAAATTTCTTTTCCTTTTTATGCGATTTTCTAATTGTTTTCAATCTCATTATTAATAATAATGGAAAAATGGTACAAGGAAGTAAGACAATTAAGAGATAAAAGTGAAGATGGATATAAAACAGAAGAATTTTGTCATTATTTATGGCATAATATAAATACTAAAAAAATAAAGAAACCTGAAAAATTTAAACTTAAAACTGGTCCTGAATTTGATTCATGGATAGATTCTTTACAAGAAGATTATGATTCAACATTAATTAAAGTTATTTTTGAGAATGATCATTTTTGGCTTCTGACGTTTGAGACAGCTCGGAAATTGTAGGTATTACAATCTCTTGTCTTTTTTCAGTAGATTCCATAGATAATTTTGGAGCAGGAATTTGTTGTCTTACAGGAATTCTAATTATTGGAAGTCTATAAGGTCGCATTTATTTTATAGTAAATGAAAAATGGAACAATATAAACATAGGAATTATTAATATAAGTATGGGTGATACAATTATTGGAGTTCAATTTGGAATCGCCAACCCCGATGAAATTCTTTCAAGGAGTGTCGTCGAGGTTATTACAGATAAAACTTATCAAATTGACCAACCTGTATCAGGTGGTGTATTTGATCGTAGATTTGGTGTAATTGATAATGGATCAATTTGTACAACATGTAAACAAACTAATCTTCTATGTCCTGGACATTTTGGACATATTCAATTATCTCGTCCTGTATATTTATATCAATTCCTTCCTGAAATCATTAAGATTCTACAAAATGTATGCTTAAATTGTTCTAATCCTTATTTATCCGATGAAGAACTTGAAAAGATTGAAAAGAAATTTCAAGGTATGGATAGATTTAACGCTGTTCGTGATAAAACTGCAAATTATAAAACTAAAGAACTTAAATCATCAACTTGTCCTCATTGTGAAACACCTCTTGTAAAAAAGATTGAAAAAGAAGATTTGACTGTCGCATCTCTTCAAGCAATTACATATGAAGAAGAAGCCGAACCTATTCCTTTGGAAGTTGAACTTGTTCTAAGATGTTTTCAACGTATTACTGATCGACATGTAGAATTACTTGGATTTAATCCTAAATTTTCTAGACCTGATTGGATGATTTGTACTGTCTTAGCAGTCCCTCCTCTTACTGTTCGTCCTTCTGTAATTATGGAAGATAATCAACGTATGGAAGATGATCTAACACATAAACTTATTGATATTGTTCGTAATAATCAACGTCTTCGTGAAAAAATTGATAAAGGTGAATCACTTGATGTAATTAAAAAATATACTGCACTACTTCAATTTGATGTTGCAACATATGTAGATAATGATATTAAAGGTCTACCTCCTGCAGCACAACGTTCTGGTCGTCCTCTAAAAACTTTGAAATCACGTCTTGGCGCTAAAACTGGTCGTGTTCGTGGAAATTTGATGGGTAAGCGTGTAGATTTCTCGGCACGTTCTGTTATTACTCCTGATGCAAATATTGATGTAGATGAACTTGGAGTTCCTAAAGAAATTGCTATGAATTTAACTTTTCCTGAAATTGTTACTGGATATAATCGTGATAGATTAATGTCTTATATTCGTAATGGAACTGGAAAATATCCTGGTGCAAAATCAGTCTTTCTTAAAGAAGATGGACGTTCATTAAGTTTAAAATTTGTAAATCCTGAAATTATTGATTTGAAAGAAGGTGATGTAGTTCATCGTCATCTTGTTGATGGTGATGTAGTTCTATTTAATCGTCAACCTTCTCTACACAAAGGTTCTATGGAATGTCATCGTATTAAAGTTCTTCCTTATTCAACTTTCCGTCTTAATGTATCTGCTACTCGTCCTTATAATGCTGATTTTGATGGTGATGAAATGAATATGCACGTTCCTCAAAGTATTGCTGCAGCAACAGAACTTAAATATCTAGCGTCTGTTCTAAGACAAATTATTTCACCAAGAACTAATTCTCCTATTATTCAATTCTTTCAAGATACTATGACAGGATTATTTCGTATTGGAAAAGATACTGAAGTTCCTGAACATATTGCTATGAATATTCTTTCAAGAATGAAAAAACCTTTATCTACATATACACGAACAAATAAAAATATTAGTGGTCGTGATTTAATTTCAACTACATTTCCTCTAATTGATTTGAATAGCAAATTAGTAATTAAAGATGGAAGACTTGTTAAAGGACAATTAAAGAAAGGTGCATTTGGATCAGCATCTGAAGGTTTGTTACATGTAATTTATAATGATTTTGGTCCTCATCGTGCAGGACAATTTATTAATGATGTTCAAAATGTTATTACAAAATTTAATTTATTTACTGGATTTTCTGTAGGTGCGTCTGATTTAATTGCAAATGAAGAAACATCAGAAGTAATTACTACACAACTTGAAAAAGGTAGAAAAAAGGTAGCTGAAATTCTTTCAAGTGTTCATTCAGGAACATTCTTAAATAATTCAGGTCGTCCTGATGGTGAAGAATTAGAAAATCAAATTTCAAATGCTTTGAAAGATATTTCATCAGAAATTACTTCTAAAATGACGGCAAGTTTAGCAGATGATAATCGTATGAAAGAAATGGTAGAATCAGGATCTAAAGGTTCTTATTTAAATATTGGTCAAATGGCTGCTTTACTAGGACAACAACTTATTGGTGGTCGTCGTATTCAATATACTTTACAAGATAGAACTTTACCTCATTTTGCAAAATATGATGATGGTATTGAATCTCGTGGATTTGTAGAAAATTCATTTATTACAGGTATTCGTCCTGCTGAATTCTTCTTTCACGCTATGGGTGGACGTGAAGGTTTGATTGATACAGCAGTAAAAACATCAGATTCAGGATATATTCAACGAAAACTTGTTAAGTCAATGGAAGATTTACATGTAGAATATGATGGAACTGTTCGTAATGTTAATGGAACTATTGTTCAATTTAGATATGGTGGTGATGGTATTGATTCTGCTTGTGTAGAAGTTCAACAATGTAATCTTGGACTAATGTCTTTAGCAGATATTTATGAAAATTACGCTTTATCATTAGATGAACTTAAGAAAGTATGTTCTGAAGATGTTGATGATACATCTGATTTAGTAGATGAAATTATTAAAGACAGAGATATTCTTGTTCGTGATATTCTAAGATTTAGTAAAAAAGAAGAAGTAAGTGCTCCTGTAAATCTAAAGCGTATTACTGAAAAGTACGCTAATCCTTACGCTACAAAAACTAATTTAACTCCAGAACATGTAATTAAAGAATTACAAAGAATTTGTGAAGAACCTATTCTAAAATATAATAAACTCTTTCATATTTTACTAAGATTTTACTTAGCGCCTAAAAAATCAATTATGGTTCTAAGATTAACTAAAGAATTATTTGATGAATTAATTCGTGAAATTCAATTTAAATATATTAAATCTACAGTTCACGCTGGTGAAATGGTAGGAACTATTGCAGCACAATCTATTGGTGAACCTACTACACAATTAACACTAAATACTTTCCATTCAGCTGGAACTGCTAAAGCTAATGCAACACAAGGTGTTCCTCGTATTGTAGAACTTTTAAGTGTATCATCAAATCCTAAAAATCCTTCAAATGTAGTATATTTAGATTCTAGTATAGCTATTTCATCTGATGATGTATTAGCAAAGAAAAAGGAAATTCAAAAGACGACAATGCGTGATATTACAAAATCTGTTCGTATTTATTATGATCCTAATCCTTTAACACCTGATTCGGTAGTTGAAGAAGATCGTGAATTACTAAAATCATACCAAAAATTTTCAGTAACACAAGGACAAAGTTGTACATCTCCATGGATTATGAGACTAGAATTAGATAAAGATGAAATGGTTGCTCGTAATATTATTGATATGACATTAATTCAAACAAAACTAGAAAATAATAAAGTTCTTCGTATATTCTCATGTGCTCATTCAGATACAAATTCACCTGATAAAATTGTAATTCGTATTGTATTCGCACAAGAAGTTGTTAAGAATGCTTTATCTTTAAGATTTATTGAAGATAAATTACTAGATACTATTTTGACAGGAGTTGAAGGAATTGGAAAAGTATATGTTCGTGAATCATCTAATGAATTATTATTTGATGAAACTATTGGTGGATATATTCCTTTGAAACAATATGTTCTTGATGTTGAAGGAACAAATTTACTTGATTTAAGTTCTATTCCTGGAACTGATCCTTTCCGTTCATTCTCAAATGATATTTATGAAGTTTTGGATGTATTTGGTATTGAAACTGTCCGTTCAATGTTATTTGAAGAATTTATGGAAGTATTTGCTACAGAATTTGTGAATTATCATCACATGATTACACTAATTGATACAATGACTTATCCTGGTCGTCTAATTGAAGCAAATAGATTTGGTATGAATAAAAGTGAATCAGGTGTTCTTGCTAAATCAACATTTGAAGAAACTACTAAAGTATTATTTGGTGCTGCATTAGGATCACAATTTGATAATATGCGTGGTGTTTCTGCCAATATTATGTTTGGACAAAAACCGCCATGTGGAACAGGATTTGTAGATATTCTTATTGATGAAACTAAATTACCTGAAGGTTCAGAAGAAGATTTATCTGTATTTGAAACTGATTTGAAATCTGCTAATGCTCGTGTAGAAGAAGAAGAACGTAAAGATGCAGAACAAGGTGCATGTAATATGGAAGATATTGCAATGGAATGGTAATTTACGTGTAAGATACGCTAAATAAATTATAGATGGATTCAATAGTTCAGAGTGTTCTCAGGCAATTTCAAGAACGATCTGAACTAGGACAAAAGAAGTATGGGACTACATTGGATCGAAATGATCTTAGTTTTTCACAATGGATTCAACATATGAAAGAAGAATTAATGGATGCAATTTTGTATTTGGAGAAACTTCACCAACTCCATGAACCACCAAAACCTGAATGATAAATTACTAAAGATCCAGGATATTTTTCTTTTAAACAATTATGTAAAACTTTATCATCTGAAGTAATACATTCATTAGGCTTAGCTTTTCTATATGCTGAATCATTCACCATAAATGGATAGATTTTCTCAGTTGGAATAACTAATATATTATCACTTGATTTCATTGCTGATCTGAAAAAATACGGACCAGTAGTGCGATTAATATATACACTATCCCAATCAATTCTTTCTAAAACATCATAATTTAATAATCTTTTTAGAATTTGAGAACCAGGTTGAGAAGCAAAAAATCCATTAGACATATATTTTTTATTATCAATACCTTTACAATTTAATTCACATGGATCTTCATTAGCAACAATTAATTCTATTTTATTATTTTTTGTTATAAATTCTAAAAATTTAATAGAAATTTCAAATAAAGAATCTAAATAAATTCCACCAAATCTATGTAAAATTTCCAATCTTGCTAAATCTGCAACTTGTGCAAATCTTGATTGTTCTAATTCTTCACCTTTTTCAATAGCTAATTGAATAAATTCCCATACAAGAGGAAAATTCTCATAAAATAAATCATCATTTGTCCATAATTTATATTGATAACCATTATATAAAGCTAATTTTTCAACATTTTTCATTAAATTATATCTAACTGAATTTGTAGCAAGAGGTTTCCCAAACCATATTTGATGAATTATTTTAGGTATTTCTTTTTTTTCAGGAACATAAAGTTTTTCATTAAAAAAGAATTGTCTTTCAGATAATTTTAAAGTTTGGCTTTTTTTATTAAAAATAGTTTTACATATAGATTGAGTTTTTCTATAAAATAATAAAGCATCTCTTTTTCTTTCAATATCTTTAGGAGATAATTTTGTTGATAAATCAAAAAACTTTGCTGAATGAAAATACTTTTTTACCATACGATGAACTTTTCTATGATGTTCATGACCATATTCACCTCTTTCACTATGTGTTAAAACTAATTTCCATGATTTCATTGAAAGTTTTCTTAAAAAATTATCAAATATACTTCCATCATAGATACGATCTGCTATTAAAGGATCTTCGGTATATTCATCTTTAACATCAAACATAATGTATCTTGTAACATTACAATAAGACATAGTATTAAAGAATTCACGAGATCTTACAGGATCGTTTAAATGCGTAGAGCATATAACAAACCATCCTGATTGTGATAATAAATTTGAACCTCCCCATAAAATTTCATCATCTGGATGTGCTACAATAAGTAGTTTATCTACTTCCATTATTTATTGAGTGGAATTTAGTTTAAAAACTTTAGTTGGAGTATTATTCACGGAAACTTTAGTTGGAGTATGCTAGACCACCCATACCAGACATAATACGAAGAATGTTATAGTTAATTGCATATACACGAACATCATAAGTTTGATCATTATCTTGACTTACGGGTAAAGATCCATCTAAAGTCAATACTAAAGTTGCTGTATCAATTCTTGAAAAGTTACATGTTCCTGAGGGTTGATGTTCTTCAGGTTTTAGTGCAAATGAATAAGAGTATACACCAGGCTGTGTTGCAGCAAGGGCAGCTCCCCCAGTATGATGTTGAAATCTTTGAACTTTATTATAGTAATCACCATATCTCTTATCCATACGATCTTGACCGTTAATCTGTAATAATTGTTCAAATACAGCAGCTTGATCATATGTAAAAGGTTGTAGTCTTAGACCATTGAGAAGATTATTGTTTGCATTATAAGTTAAAGGTATAGCAGTTCCAGTAATATTAGTTACACCAACAATTCCACCACCACTATCAATAGCAGCAACTGTAAAAGTTACAATACCATAAGTGGTAGTATCTGCCGTACAAACTTCTCCTACAGTATAACCTGTTCCTGAAGTTGACGAATTTGACACTACTACACTTGTAAATGTTGTACCTAATGAAGTTACATTTACCTCAGCATCAGCGTTACCACCAGTTACACTAATTTGACTGGTATATGTTCGTACATATTCACCTTTTGCAACAGTACAATTGGTATATCCTGAAGGTTGAACTACCCATACAAGTTCTTTTACAGGATGATTAAAAGTTAAATCAATTCTATTTGAATAAGAAGACATAGATTTATCTTCATTAAATTGAGTTTGTTCAATTAGATATTCATGTGATTGTTGAGCCATACGACGACGTTCTTCAGTATCTAAATAAACATAATCTACATAAAGAGCAGCTTGAACAGGTTGAGGAGGTAAAGGTTGTACTTTACCAGTAAAATCACCAGCAATAGTTTTTACATCATTCCATACAACATTAATACGAACTTCATGATATTGAAGTGCGATTAAAGGAAGAGCTACACCGGGATTTTTAGTGTAGAAAAATGATAGAGGAACATAAAGAATATTATTAGGTAATGAAGGACGACCTGATCCAGAATTACAATTACGTTCACCACCCATGAATCGAGCACCGGCTCCAGAAATAGAACCAGGTTGTGATTGAAGTGCAGAACCAACCATAGATTGTAAATCAAGTAATTTATCATAAGGAGAACTTAGAGCAGCCCATAAATACATGAATTCACCATATAATCTATCAATTAATTGACCACCAATTTCAAGTTCTACATGATGTAATAAGTTAAATCCAAGCATACCTTGATCATCATTATAATAACCAGCATCCAAAACTACTTCTAAATAAGTTGCGCCCATTAAATCAGCGTGACGACCTAGAACAGCTGAATGTTTTGTTCCCCAAGCAGCTTGCCCATTAAAATTCACACGAAACGCTTCCATAGCAAAATTCGTGTGACGCTTGTAAAGAGTTTTAAAGAATGTAATTTGAGGATTACCTGAAATATACGCATCCTGTGCACCATATGCTACAAGTTGTAATAAACCACCACCCATGTTTGTATTTATATATTACATTACTTTTTTTCCTTAGATATGAACTTATTTACGATGGCGACGACGACGAGTTCCACCTACAGGGGCAGGTGATAAAGCAGCAGCAGAACCACCCTTCTTTTTATAACTTGCTTTTGCTGTTTTTAATACATGTTTAAACCAACCTTTACCCATTGTTCCTTTCTTGCCTTTTTCAGATTTCATTGTAGCGGATACATGTTTCATCCACGCACTCTTTTTACGACCACCAGTTGCCGGAGGAGGAGAAGCAGGAGCATCAGACATTTTTATACTTTAATGCAAAGAGAATTTATATTTATATAATAAATGAAAACTAGACGGGTTCAACTAAAAAGAAAATGGGACGGAAAACGTTTATTAAAGACGATATCTAAGTTCAATATTTTACCAAAACATGAACTTAAACAATTAGTAGAACAAGATGGACCTATGAAAGATGAATACACATATGAAGAAGTAATTAATGAAGTGAATAATTTTACGCAATTATCAAAATCAGAAATTAAGAGATTAATACCTAAATAGTAGCATTATAAATAGGAGAAGTTTTTTGCATAGGTTGAAATGATACTGAAGGATCAGGCATTTTAGGAGTCTTATATTTTTTAGGTTTTAATGCTCTTAATCCTGCCGGTTTCAATACTGAACTATTTTGTTGAAATTCACCAATATATAATTCCATCATTGTATCAATTGAACCATAATTCATTAATGACCATTGACATCCATATGTTAATAAAATTTGAGGATTATTATTCTTTAAATCGTCTAAATTATCAGGAACAACCATAGTAATATTATTACGATTATAATCAATTAATTCTTCATGATCATGAGGTTGTGAAGCTTGTGAATATGTATATCTACGTAAATGAGAAGTTGACCAAGATAAATTAATTAATTCTTCCATTAAAGTTCCTTTAATTTCATTTCCACCTGAAACAATAATTACTTTATTTTGTAAATTACATATAGGTTCTACTGCTACATTTTTTCTTTGATATCCATATTCATAATCTAATAATCTAGGTTTTATTGCTGATTCTTTAATTAATTCTGCTGCTGCATTAATTACTGTAGTTTTATTTGTATGGAAAACTAAACTTAATATAAATGGATCAGAAGATACAGGACAACTTATAGAATTAAATGCATTATTTCCAATAGAAGTTAAACATGCACTTAAAGGAACAGTATTATAGGCGTAATCTGTTCCTAATTTTTGATTTTTAAGTCCAACAACAGGTTTATCATTACTATCTGAATAAATATCTAATTCAATTAATCTCGCACCTGCTTTAATTACCATAGGAAGAATTTTATCAGAAATGTAATCATATACATCTGATCCTGGAAAAACAGAATATGATGAACTTGCAATATAATAATCACATAAACGATAAGCGGGTGTTTGTGGACATCCCATAGGAGCTAATTTAGTAACAGATTCATAAGTTTTAAATGTTGGTGTAGCTTCTAAAAGAGCTTTATGTTCATTAGGAACTAATGTTTCATAAACAAACCATCCTACTAAACCTATTATAACAATACCTATAACTAAATATAAATAAAGCATAGTATTATCTCCTACTAAAGTAGTATCCATTACACTTTCGCTATATTAAAAAATAATTCTCTAAAACTTCTACATACTTTATCATGAATTCTTTTATCCATAGGTATTTCATTTAAGCAATAATGATGAAATATTAAACAATACATTCCACATTCAGTTTCTTCATATTGATGACGAGTTTTATTATATGAAAGAAGCATTTTCTCTGGATGTTTTGAATCCCATTCTTCTTTCCATCTAAACATTAATCTTTGAATTTCAGGCTCAGGTTGTTCAGCATATGAATCAAAATATGTAAATCTTGGATATTCTAATTCAGGTCTTAAATCACAATATACTGCAATCCAATGTTGCCCTGGTCCTGTACTTACATCTGTATTAAATACAATTCCTATTCTTGTATAACCTTTCTTTAAAAGATTATCTAATTTTATAGCACATAAAGAATCAACAATACATTTTCCTAATTCTGATTTCTTATCAAAATCAATTGGAATAGTTCCTAAATATTTATAACCTACATATAATTTTTGAAATTGTTTTTCAATTTTATCTATATCTTCCGATGATAACCATTCTTTAGGATTTGATGACCATGAATCAGGAGCTTTAGGTTTTTTCATAAATTCAGTAATAATACATTGTAATCCTTGTTCACAATGTTTATGAAATCTTTGTTGTAATTCTTTCCATATATATGATGATGAACCTTCAGATATTGGATTTGATGAATGTTCTTTATTAAAAACTTGTCTTAATCTTTCTATTTCATCTGAATCCATTATCTTAAAAATGGATTATGTTTTATCCTATTTTAAGAATAATAAGGATGGAAGAAACTATGCGCCAATATAAAGAAAACGCTCTTAAAGAAGTTAAGAGTTGTGTTAAGAAACTAGTTAGTATTGAAAAAGAACTTTCTGAACTAAATAAATCAGTATATGAAAAACGTGAAAAACGTTCTCTTATTAAAGATGAATTAACACAAGTAATTAGACTTCCTGAATTTGCTCAATTAGATAAAATGAAAGTTGAAGAAGAAAATGTAGAAATTCAAATTATTAAACCTGGTTCTCAAAAACCTTGGAATATTTCAAAATCTGATCTTAAAGAATATTTAAAAGATTATCCTGAATTATATAATCATATTCTTAAAGAACAATCTAAGAAACTTATTTCTCAAGAATACAATTTTAATGTTGTATTTAAGTAACCATGGCACTAACTACTCTATATGAATTTGGACCAAATGAATTATTAAGTTTTATTAGTATAAATTTTATTAGAGGAGGAGTACCTTTAGCTCTTTCAGAAAGAGCCAGAAATGTTTTTACTAATGGTTCTTATTCAGCAAAACAACAATGGAGAATTGCATTAGGTGGAGTAGATCCAAATCCAGCAGGTAAAAATTGTTTTATTTGTAATTTACCTCTTGCACCTGCTGGAAGTGATCCAAATACATGGGCTGCTCCTCAAGTTGAACATTTAATGCCTTCTGCAATGGCTTTTTTATTATTAGGTTTACCTGGTGCATTTTCTCAAGGAGTTCATGGAAAAATTAGTGAAATAAATCCAGTAATTGGTGATTTAGTTATGCGTTTTAATATGATCAATAGAGAAATACAATTACAAGATTTTGATTGGGCACATAGACTTTGTAATGTATGGAAAGATAAATTATTATTTTTAGATATGATTGGAATGACTCCTGGTTGTTTAACTCCAGCTTTAGGTAGTTGTTCATTAAGTTTTGCTTCTCCTATTAAAGTTGCTGATCTTGGGTCTTATCCATTTACTAAATTTATTGAAAGAGCAAATACATCTACTGCACCTGCAAAAATATCTATGGATGAATATCGACTTAGTGTTCCATTTGGTGAAACAGAGATAACTAACATACAAGGTAGAATGGGAAGACTTCTACCCTATCTAACATCACCAGGAACAAATTTAATAATAAATATGGTATTTAATTTAACTACTGCAGCATGTGTAGCAATGTTTTCATCAGGTCGTGTAGGTGAGGCTGTAGCAATTTTACCAAGATTGATTGCAATTATACAAACAATAACAGCACCTCAAGGAGGTGGTGGATTTGAATCAATTAAGTCAATTAGAGAAGACTTAAAATTAACACCAGAAGAATTTCAAGGTGCTATTGAATTTTATGCACATATTTCTGATCCAAACGCTAGTCCTAGTGCAGAATTAATTTATCATAATCTTACAACAACTATATCCAAAGCTAATAAAACTTCATCTATGTATGTATCGCCAACTACACCTATGATTGGACCGCCAAGTACACCTATGCCACAAGCATACGATATGTATGGTGGAAAAAATAAACGCAAAAAAACACATAGAAATAAACTAAAACGAAAACGGACTAAACGTAATAAGAAGTCTAAGAAATAAGAATGTATAATCCTTACAATTCAAGAAATAAACTTTTATCATTAAAAGATATTCAAACTATACTTATTACTTATAAGTGTAGTTTCAATATCAAGAATTTAAAATTATTTCAAAACGCTATGATTCATTCATCTTATGTTCGAAGAGAAGAATATACTTCACCAACAGGTGAAATTATTAAATTAGTTGATAAACCTGATGATTGTATTGATTTATTTGATGAATCATATGAACGTCTAGAACATTTAGGTGATTCAATTTTAGGTGCTATTGTATCAACTTATCTTGTAAAAAGATTTCCTAAAGAACAAGAGGGATTTCTTACAGATTTGAAAAAGGAAATTGTTTGTAATGAAATGTTAGGTTCATTAAGTATAAAAATTGGTCTTGATAAATTCTATATAATTTCAAAACATAATGAAGATGCGTGTAATGGAAGAACAAATATTAAAAAATTAGGTGATATTTTAGAAGCGTTTATTGGTGCATTATGGACAGATTCAGGAAATGATTTTAAAGTTGTTTCTTCATTTATAATTAATTTAATTGAAACTTATATTGATATTCCAAAAATTCTTATGAATAATCGGAATTTCAAAGAACAATTACAAAAATATTGTCAAGCAACATTTCATTATACACCAACTTATAAAATGATAAGTTCTACTCAAAATTCTTATACTATGGCTGCTATGAGTCCATTAAGTGAAATCGGACAAGGAACTGCTCAAACTAAAAAACAAGCAGAACAATTAGCTGCACAAGACGCTTTATTTAAGTTTAGGAATTCTTCTAATAAGTGATTCTTTAACAGTTCCAGTTGATGACATATTTTCATCAACACCTTCAATATTTCTTAGAACTGCTGCAATTTTTTGTGGTTGATCAGCAAATTCAAGTAAGAGTTGAGTTTTAATTACATTTCTACGCAGAGGAGGTTTAGAAGTTCTTACTGATCTTGAAATATTACCTAATCCATTACCATCCAAAACAAAATTATCAACTTTATTATTTCTCATAAATTCTAAAATTTTTTCGGAATTTTTGATTTTTCTTTCTTTTAATGAAGCAATTTGTTGTTTCAATTTACGCTCTTCATCATCTAATGAGATCCATTCTTTGAGTGTCTCTTTAATTTTTTCCGTTGTGTCTTCCATTTACTTTTATTATGTCTACGAGATGAAAATCGTTTACCCCCAGAAGGTTTATTTTGTGCTTCTTCTACCGCTTGTTCTTCTATTACCGCTTTTTGTAATTGTTTTTCTGCTTCATTTAATTGTTCTGGATTATCTGATTTTTTAGCGTCAACAAGAGCTTTTTTAGCAACTTCAAGACTAGTTTGTAATTTTAATTTTAGTTTTTGTAATTGTTCAGGAGTTTTATTATAATATTCTTTTGCTTTTTCATGAATTTTCTTTGAATTTTGATAAACTATATTTTTCACACTACCTAATTTAGCGCCATATTCTGCTTTAAGTCTACTTCTATTTTCAGGATTTGTATACGCTACTGCATCATTTTTTACTTTCAAGGCAGTTTTTTGAACATTATCACGTGCAGATTTAAGTTTAGATTTTATTTCATCAGCATGCGCTTTCATTTCTTCTTCACTAACTGATTTCAAAGGATCAAATGTAAATTTATCAATTAAATTTCCTACGAATGAAAGTTTTCCTTCATATGATTTATTACCTTCAGGATCAGTAGTTTCTTTTCCTCTTAATTGTTCAATTAATCCTTGTCTTTTTTCAGCAAATTTTTCTACAAATTTATCAGTAGATTCAGCATAATTTTGAAACGCTAAACCAACAAAAGGTATTAAAGCTAAACTTTGAATATATACATCGCCAAAATTATGTTGTGCTGTAAAAATAATTAAATTAAAAAATATAAATAAAGCAGAAATCATATAACCAATAGCAGTTCCAATAGGTGATGAAAATGGAATAGGAACAAGACCGACTATCATAGGAGTATATTGTTGAGCTAATTTTGCTGCAGTTTTATTAAATTCAGTAACCATAGTTAATCCCATACTTACTGCTTGTCCAATACCAGGTTGTCTTACTATCCATCCTTCAGGATGTTTTTTTCCTGTTTCTGGATCAGTTACAGGAACTTCACTTAAAGGAAAAATAAATTTACGAACTGTATCTAAAATTCCTCTAATAGTTTCAGGTGTAAGTAAATAAGCGTAATCTAAACCTCTTTGAACTAATGCGTTATATGCTGGTCCACCACCAACTTTCTTAATTATTTTTGATGATTGTTTATCATTAAATAATGGGTTTCCATCTTTTCTTACTCTTTCTTGTAATTCTTTAACTGATTTAATATCATTTTTTTCAATAAAATCAAATAATCCTATTATTTTTACAACGCGTTCTGCTAAATTTTTTTCAGGTAAAAATTTAAGTATTTCCTTTTGAAGTTTAGGATCTTTATATTCTTCATAAATCCAAATATGTTTCATATGTACAACTTATTTTTAGTGCGTTAATTTATTTTTAATACTTTTATTATAAATGGAAGATCCTGAAGTTGAAGTTGAATGGTCATCTCAATTAGAAGATATCTTAGCAGCAGAAGGTGAAAGATGTCGTGGTTTAGCTTGGTTACATACTCGTGCAGAAATTCTTACTGGAAAATATAATTCTTATGTTCAAGTTCCTGTTATAATTCTTTCAACATTAGCAGGAACAGCATCTGTAGGTTCATCAACATTATTTGATGGGGATACAAAAACATCAAGTATTGCAATTGGTTTAGTTTCTATTGGTGTAGGTATTTTAAATACTTTAGGTGGTTTCTTTGCATTTGCTAAACGTTCAGAAGCGCATAGAATAGCACAATTATCTTATGGAAAATTATCATCAAAAATAAGTATTGAATTATCTTTACCTCGTGATGAAAGAACTTCAGCTGAAAGTCTTTTAATTCATGTTCGTGAAACTATGGAAAGATTAGCTGAAACTACACCTAATTGTCCTGTTCAAATTATTGATGAATTTAATAAAAAATTCAAACATAATCATAGTATTGCATTACCTAATGAAGTAAATGGTATTCATAAAATATCAGTATATAGAGCAGATCATCATGTAATGACGCCTACAGTAGTTCCTGAAAAGTTATCATTAGTAATTCCTAAAACTTCCAGCGTCGGTCACACTCTAGACAAGTCATAAATGTAGTCATAGGTTCATCAGCAGAACGAGTTTGCATTTGATAATAATCACATTTAGATTTCTTTTTACATCCTGAACACCACATAAAGATTGAAGCAGTATTATTTTTAGATTGAAGTTTCTTTTCAATTTCAAGTTGTTTTTCAAGAGAATCTTTCCATCTTTTTGGACATAATTCAACTGCTGATAATTCAGCAAATTCACGAATACCAATTTCACCTTTTTTAATTTTTGTTATCCAATCTTCATTATTTTGAACATAACTATTAAATCCTTTTAAATTTTCATAAATTGTAATTGCTTTACTTCTATACATATTCCAAAATACACGATTAGACCAATCAATATCCATATTTTCTTTAATTGCTTGATCACTAATAACATGTAACAAAGATTCTTCTAATTGTTTAGAAATTTCATCATTTTCAAGAAGTTCATTGAAATTCTCAATAACTTTTTGACGAATAGCACAATCAACAAATACATTTTCAGATTTTCGTTGAATTGGTTTTGATGTAAATATAAGTCTATTACCACCTTCTTCTTCTTCCTCTTCTTCCTCTTCTTCTTGTTCTTCATCTTCTTCTACAATTTCATCTTCATTACTTTCAGAATCAAATGTCCATTCCTGATATAAAAGTTCATAATATTCAGATTTCAAATTTGTATATGAACTACTAGGACGTTCATATTCATCTTGTTCTTCTGAATCAGATGAGAGAATTACAATATGACCATAATAATTTTCTTCATTAAATGGAGATGGAAGAATATGTTGATTAATATTTTCTTCTACTCCTTCAGATGAAGCAAATATAGAAAGCCATGAAGATTCTTTTAAAGGATCTTGAATTTTCCCTTGAAATTGTACAGAAGTATTCTTGAACTTTTTACGAATAAATTCAAGAATATCTTTTTCTTTTGGAGGAATAGTAAATTCATTTATTCCTCCATTTGAAGTTATAGATACACAAATGACCATTTATATATTCTTATAATTTCTAATACGTAATTCGTTTTTCTTTCAAAACGGATTGAAAATTAATTTTATAATTCTTTAATAAAACAATGTCAAATAAAGTAGAAGAATATCCTTCACTAAATCCTAATATTAAACAAATGCCTAAAAAACAACAAGGACCTACATATGCTCAATTAGCTAGTGATTGGAAAACACATGATGAATATATTAAACATGTAAATATGGAAGAACAATCACAACCTAAATTTCATCAAAGATATGAAGAAGATCAATCTAAATTTATTCCTATTAATGTTCCTAAATTTGAAAAATGTGATAGATTTGAAGATGAAGAAATTGTTGAAAAACCTGAAGAAGGTGAATGGATTAAAGTAGAACGAGTAAAGAAACAAAAACGAGAACTTACACTAATTGAAAAATATGGAGATCCTGACGCTTCTACTGAAGAAGAAGAAACTGTATGGGGAGGAGAAGAAAAACCTTCTCATAAAACATGTTGGGAAGATAAGCGTTAACTAAATCCAAATAATGATCTTAATAATCCTGCAATCCATTCAGAAAATTTTATTACAAATTTCATTGTAGAACCTTCAATATAAGAATCTTTTGCAAATTTCCATCCATAAAAAGCGGAAACTAATAAAATTACTATATCTATTAAAGCAATAATTCCATTCTCTTCTACTTGTTGAGATGCCCAATCAGATATTTTATGTAAATGTCCTTTTTTCTTATTATCACTTTCTTCTCCTAATGGAGCTTTAGATACAGGTTTTACATCTTCACCTTTTTTTGCTACTCTTTTACAACGCATATAAGCTTTATTATCATGAGGCATAGGACCACCAGGTAATTGTTGAACATCATTAAAATAAACTTCTCTATCACCTAAAGATTGAAGAGGTCTTGAACCAGGCGCTACATTTTTAATTAATAATGCAAAATTATTAGAATCAATATTAATCATAGATTTGAAAACTACCCATGTAGATTGTGAGCATGGAGGAACTATTAATGAACCTTCATAAACAAAATATTGTCCTGTCGGAGGAACCATTTTAAATAGTCCCCAATTATCACCTAAATTTACAGGTGTGTATTCTACTCCAGGATTAGCATAAGGAATAAAAGCATTAAAAAATGATGATGAATCGGATTCGGCAGGATTAACTCTGAATAATGAACTTACACATAAAATCTTTCCTGAAGGATTTGTAAAAATTGCTACAACTTCACCATCTGCTTGAATGTTTTCAATTGTATGGTGACTAGGATGTGTAACTAATAAATTTGTACATGTATATCCTTCTCCGTTAAATTTACAAGATCCTAATCCAGGAGTATTTTGAAGAACTATACCTTCATCTGAAACCATAACATTTGCTTGTGGAATTAATGCATCATCAAAAACAAGATCACATAATAAATCACAAGGTTTAGCGGAAGATTGAGATACATTAATAGGACTTTGATGTGTTGAAGCACATTGTCCTCCCCATGTAGTTGATGAAGAGTATATACTCATTTATTATTTGACTTTATTTTGTATCTCGGGAATAAACAATGGATACACCAACAATAACACTTATAATTGCAGTTGTAGTACTTTTTATGATGACTACTGGATTAGGTATTACATTATATAGATTACTTAAAGCACAACCTGCAGCTGCGGCAGTTGAAGGACCTGGAGGAATTTTACCACCAGCAATTCCATCATTTATTGAAAGAATTATATCACCTTTTTTTTCTAAATTATTTGAATATGCACCGTTAGGTTTATTTTCATTTGGATTTGTAGAATTTTTACTTTCACAAAAATGGGATGGATTAATTCCTAATTTATTTGCTATTTTAGCTTTAGTTTCAAATAATATTTGGGGACAAGGATTAAATTGGAAAGCAATTTTAGGTATTGGTGAAGCAAATCAAGGTTTAGCAGATTATCAATTAGGTGGAGCATGGGGTGAAGAATTTTGTGATGTTCCTGGATTTGGAGCGTTAGGTAATAATGGTAAAGGACCTGGATCAATTGTTCTTGTAACTACTATTATGTTTCATTATTTAATGACTATATGGACTAATAATGGTGGAAGTCAATCAATAACTCCTTTAATAAGTCTTCTTGCTATATGGAGTGTTCATACATATGTAATATTTAATAAATGTGTTGTAAACATTGCAAATAATACAAAGAAATATGGTTGGTTAGAAATTGGTATTAGTATTTTAATAGGTAGTTTATTTGGAATTTTTTCATGGGCAACAACTAAATATGGATTAAATAAAGGTGGTTCACCAGGTTCAGGAACTGCTGGTAGTTTATTAGGTGCTTCTAAAGGAGGTGGATTAGGTAGCACTGGTCCTACAACTACCCCAGGCGTTGGTACATGTTCAGCACCCAACGACCAAGATCAATTTGTATGTGAAGCATATAAAAATGGTGAATTAATTACAACGACAATTGTCGAATAGAATTTCTCAAAATACGATAATAATTTATTAGATTTGTTCCTGATTGTTTTTCAATGAGAATAGATTTATTATCTTTTAATGTTTCAACTACAATTGTAGGAACAACTCTAACACCATATTTCAATGCATAATCATGAGGATCTTCGTGAAGATTTACAGAAATCCATTGAACACCAGAAAATTCTTCTTTTAGTCCTTCAATTGAAGGTTTTAGAACTTTACAAGGTTGGCATGTAGGAGACCAGAAATGATAGGCTACAGTTGTCATTCTTCTTTTATTATTACTGGACCTTCTACTATTAAATGGTTTTTAGAAACTAATCTAAACATATTTGAACGATGTAATCTTTGTTTTGTCATTTCAAATCCTTTAGTTTTTAAAGTTTTAGATAATGCTGAAATTAAAGCTGTATCTAATTCTTTCTTATCTATTTTATCCATATTTTTATAACACCATTCTAAAATAGAAGTTTCAGAAATTGGAGGACCCATTAATGATAAAGGAAATCCACTAATTGATTCTTGTTTATTTGTTAATATAACTTTTTCTTCATTAGGATTTAAAACTTTTGTTGCCATTTTATCAACAATATCATTATTCTTTGAATTATCATCTTCTTTTCCTGTATGCGCTAAAACATGAATTATATTATAAGATTTAAATTTAGATAAATTTAAAGATAGTTGTTCAATTAAATCACGATGACATACATCTTTACCTTGTGTAGTTTTCCATTCTTTTGCTACCCATCCAGGTAACCATGAAGTTAAACAATTTTTTGAATACATAGAATCAGTATAAATATTTAAAGAAGTTTCATTTGCAGGAAAAGATTTTAATGCTATTTCAATTGCTTTAAAGATTGCCATTAATTCAGCTCTTTGATTAGTTTGAATATCAGAATCGGGAACTCTTCCTGAATCTGATAAATCTTTGTGATCAGGAAACCAACATGCCCATGCAGCTTTGGAATCTTTCTTACCATTTTTTGAACATGCTCCATCTGTGAAAATACGAATACTCATATTATATTTATAATAGGTTTATGTATATGAGTATTCATTCGTTTTATAATACAACGACTTTGAATTGCTGATTGAATTAATGTTGGGTCTTCAACATGAAACCATACTCTACATTTAAAAGATCTATTTTCTAAAGATCTTCTAAGCATTTGTTGACACGAAAAAGTTAAGAAATCAGAATGTAAAATAAGTAAAATGCGATATCTTGTTGAAGATAATTGAGTTATCCAATTATCAAACCATGGAGCAAAAGTATCAACAGAATTAATTTCTGCTGCATCAATTTCCATGAACTCGCATGATTTTTGATTATTAGATTTATAGATTTTCCATTCATCTAAAGTATTTCGATCATTTAAAGGTTCAAATAAAAGATAATGTGGTGGAGGATATTGCATTATATTATATTTATTCCGTTTGTGTAGGTGGAAGAATTTTCTTGATAGGAATTTCTTTAGAAACTACATAAATACTATTTTCAGTAATTACAATATAACAATCTTCACATTTAAAAACAGATTCAATACTAGATGTATATTCACTATCAGATTTTACAAGATATTTTGTATCTTCTTTAACACCAATACAACATTTCTTTTCAAGAGAATCTCTGAAATAGTCTAGATATATAGGACGATCATCATCAAGAGCAATTTGAGAGGCACGTAATAGAACACTAGCAGAAGGTAATGCCATTTATTCTATTACGTGTTAAGAACTTCAATTTATTGAACGCACTTCTTTAAAATATCTTCAACTTTAAATCTTGATCTCATTGATAAACTTGGTAATTCAGGACGAGGAACTTTAATAAATTCTTCTAGAGAACTTTTAATAAATTCTTTTATAGAAATAGAATCAGATCTAAATACACCAAGCATACTAGCGTTCTCAAATAAGAAATCTACATATTGATTTGTATTTTCTTCAGTTTGTGGATTTTTAGGTTGACGAGCAATTAAATTTAAATCATCCATAACAGCTTTTAATGAAGTAAATATCATTTCTTCAGAAACAACTTCTTCAATAAATAAACAAGAAATAAATTTTGAATATCCACGTCGTTTTTCTTTTTGCTCTACCCATAATTTAAGTTTATTATCAAACTCTGAATCTTCATGAGAAGGAAATGTAATAGTTTCATTCATATCATATAATTTAGGAAACAAATCAATTTGATCTAAAATATCTTTTTTAATTTCAGGAATTTCTTTTGATAGTCTATGAATACAATCAGCCATAATTGTAGTAAACAATTTTTCACTAATAGATTTGTTGAACACTAATGTAACAAATCTAATACGAAATTCTTCGTTACGTTTTTTAAGAATAACAAGTAATTCTTGAACTAAAATTTCAATATTATATGATGAAAGTTTATTTAGAATTATGAACGCTTGTGCATATTCAGGATCATCATGTTCTTTAACTTTACGAAGTGAATTCTTAATAATACTTTTACGCCAATTTTCATCATCTACAGGAGAAGGTTTTGGAGGTCCACCTCCACCATAAAATTTAGGAGGGGGGCGTGCAGGTCTATATGACATAGGAGTAATACGCAATCTTGCAATATTATCCTGCACTGATTGAGGTAATGCCAATTTTTGGCAAGACCTTAGTTCATACATAATCACTGATGATAATGTCGCCATTTGTTTAGCACTATTAGAGAATATTTAAATGAAAAACGAATCCGTTTCACACTTAAATAGTATTAGTAAGGCAAATAACAAATGGAAACATCAAAACTCCAATATTCTTGGATTTTATGGTATCATGACCCTGAATCCAAGGATTATTCTCTTGAATCATATTTGAAAGTTGGTGATGTTTCAACTGCTCAACAATTTTGGAGTATTATTGATTCAATTTCTAAAGAAGCTTGGGAATCAGGAATGTTCTTCTTTATGCGTCGTGGTTTCAAACCTCTTTGGGACGCACCTGAAAATGAATCTGGTGGTGCATGGTCAAAGAAAATTGAAGCTTCAAAAGCATATGATATTTGGTTAGACGCTATGATAAATTGTGTTACAGGTGAACTTCTTAATACACGCAAAGAAACTTTAGTTGGTATAACTATTTCTCCTAAAGGTCCTTTCTCTATCATTAAAATTTGGAATAATACTACTACTGTTTCTACAATTGATAATCTATGTTCTGATATGTTACATCTTAAAATTGGTTCAGATGTTACATATACAGCACATAAATCTCGTCCTAAATAATATTTAGTTTATATCCTCTAGTATTAGTTTTCAAAAATAATTCTTTAACTCTCAGAATATATTTAGTTTTTAATTTTTCAATATCTTTCATTGTTGGATTATCAATTTTCTTAACAATAATAGGTTTTCCTGTATATGTATGAATAGGTTCTAAAGGATATTTAGAAATATTTTTCCAATTTTGAATAGATGTTAAACTTGGAAATGGAAATCTTAATTTAAATAAATAATAATAAATATCATTTAAGTAATCAAATAAATCTATATTAGATCTAGGAAATATTTCATTTTCACCATAAGTAATTATAGGGACAATAGGTGTTCCAGTTTCCAATGCGATTTTAAATATTCCTTTACGATTTTTTACTACAACATCTAAATTCTTTTCTTTAAAAATACCCATTTCTTTTGCTCCACCTAACGTAATAGAAATAGATTCTTTTTCAATTGTTCTCTTAATACTTAAATAATCTGATGGAATAGCATTCAATTGTCTAATAATATCTTTTACTACAGGAATAAAGAAAAAGAATGAATGAACTACACCTTTAGTAGGTTTATATGATGGATCTGTTAATTTATATCCATTATGTATTACTGCTGTTACACCTGACATTCCATGAGGACTCCATATATTTATTGATTTTTCAGGTATAGGATATAAAGTATTAATTAAAAATGTTTTTCTAATATTATCTTCTGTTTTTTCAATTGATGATGAAAATGCATTCCTAAATAATTTATTTGATAATTCTAATACATAATCTATTGCACTTGTAGGTAAAATAAAATAAATTATCATTAGAACAATTGATACAACTAAATTAGTGTATAATGATAACAAACTTAAACAGGCTAAAGAATAATTCCATGTTATACATGAATATAAAAATGGACTACAAATAGCAAATAATAATATTCCTATACAAATAACTAATATCATTAAGGTTTTTATGATATTTTTTTTTACAATTATTTAACAATGAAAAAAATTGATTATATTATAACAACAATAAATCAATTTCTGGATACATATTTTCCTAAATGGGTAAAAATGTATTCTGCTATAGGAATATTACCTTTTTATTTTACAAGTTTATTAACTTATCCTGAAAAATTATCTATATTTACTATTCCATTTGAATTAAGTTTAATGTATGTTCATTATTATTTCTTTCATAGATTATTACATATATTTCCTGATTTTCCATTAAATTTACATACACAAGTTCATCATATTAAATTATATGAAATAAGTAGATCATGGGAATTATTAATTGATTTCTTATTTGAAATGTTTTGTTTTTGTGGAATACCTTTATTATTACAATATTTATTTAATTATTGGATATGTTCTCCAAGTGTAATTTTTATGATTACTTTAACTATGACATTTGGACATATAATAAATTATTCTATATTTGGTTCAAATGAAATTCATCAGACGCATCATAGAAATACAAATTTCCATTATGGACCTGATTTTATGGATCATTTATTTGGAACAGCATTACATGATCATGAAGATGGAAATATGCATATTATGCCTATAATTATGGCAACATCTATAGTATTAATTTCAAAAACAATTTTTAAATGGAAAGATTAAGTTGAACAAGGCATTAAACATAATTTAATTTCACCCAGATTTGCTACTACATATTTAATCATTAGAAACCAATCATTTTTCATATGAATATCAAGATTATTACATAAATTAGTACATTTCGTAAACAAAACTAAATGAGGTAAAGAAAAGTTTCCTGTAACAATATCATCATTAGCTTTTTTCTTAATATTAAATTCATTCTCTGAATCTCCCATAATAGTAGTTCTTGTAGCAAAATGACCTTTACATCCAAATGTTAATGATGAAGCTACATTTTTAATTTCTACAGTTTTAGCTCCTAATAAAGTCATATCTCTACAAATCTTTTGAAAATCCATTGATGGCATAGTAAAATGTGTAGAAAATTCAGTTTCAGGTAATTGAATATCAGGTTCATCTCTATCTAAAAGGTTAAGTTTATAACGAGTTACTTGTTTTTTCTCACCATCTTCAAGTAAAATTCCAAGAGAATTTGAATCATTAGAATCTACATAAAAAGTTACTGTATCATCATTTGTAGCAGTACGAACAATACGATACAAATGATCTGTATTAACACCAATAACAAATTTATTTGCTTGATGATTATATGCAAATTTTTCGAATTTATCTGCATGTAGTTTCAAATGAACTAATACAGTTCGTGTATTATCCATAGCAATCATACGAATTCCATCTTTATCAAAAATCAAACTCATTTCAACTAAAATACATTTCAAAGCTTCTTTTAAAGTTCTGATTGCAGCAGTTTGAACTGTTTTAGCTTCAACTATATAGTCTGGCATTTTTATTTTATAATTCCATTGCGTTTAAAACATATTTATTTCATATTCTGTCTCATTGTATGTGCTCGTTTTTTAGATACTATACGACCATATTTATTGTATTGTAGGTCACTTTTAGTTAACCCACCACTGGTTTTCTCAGCAGTTCCATGCATGACTTGTGCTCTTGAACCGCGAACTCTTAAAGTTTTAGAAGAAGGCATCTCTTTATTAAAGTTAAAGGTAAAGTTTTTTACCCTTTAAATTTAAATTTTTAAAAGTTAATTAACTAAAAAAATATATAGATAGTAAGATTTTTAGTTGGAGTATGCTAGACCACCCATACCAGACATTACACGGAGTACGTTGTAGTTTAGAGCGTATACGCGCACTTGGGCCGTATTAGAACC